ATTAAGCACAGTTAGAGCAAACATTTCTGAAATTCAAAAGAAGCTTGACATTTACAATAAGAATAAATGTCCTCATTGCCTTTCTGACTTAACTGATGAAGTTCATTCTCAAATCAAGGACAAACTTGTTGCAAAAAAGATTGAACAGGAATCAACATTTCCTGAAATAGCGGAAAAAATCAAAGCTCACGAAAAGACCTTATCTTCAGTAGAGAATGAATCTAGCGAAGCGAAAGGAAAGTATTATCAAATTGAGGCTCAAATCACAGCCGCTAAACGTGAAATATCTGAGCTGAGTAGACAGGGTACTCAAACGTCGGATAAACATTTGACCGAGGTCATCAATAGCATCAAAGCAGAGATTCAAACCTCGAGTTCTAGCCTATTGGACCGCCAAGAAAAGTTGAAAGTTTCACAAGAAATGGAAATGATTCTATCAGACAATGGCATGAAGAAGATGCTAATGAGTCAAATCATTCCATTACTAAATAAGAAGATACTAAAGACTGCTAAAGTTCTAGAGTTTAAATTCGCCTTTGAATTCGATCTGGAATTCAATCCAATAATAACTCATTTAGGGATGCAGGTTTCTCCAGACTCTCTATCAGCTGGTGAACAAAAGAAGATGAATCTAATTGTTTTACTCTGTATACTCGAATTAATTAAACTAAAACATAATAAAGTAAATCTACTCTTCTTGGACGAAGTGTTTTCTTCACTAGACGTTGATTCAATATTCAGAGTAGTCGACCTTTTGAAAACTTTTGCTAAAAAGTACGGAATGACAGTTTTTGTTATTTCTCATGATCCTTTACCTGAAGAGTATTTTGATACCAAGATACAGGTTGAAAATACTGATCATTTTTCTGACCTAAAGATCGTTTAGGCTAACCTTTTCTCATTTTCTTAGTATTATATTTGAATAGTATTATTTCCAAATTATGATTACATTTAAGGGGCACACTTTTGCCCAAGCATACAAAGAGTCAATTGAGTACCTATTGCAGAACGGGATGATCAATAATGCCAGGGGCACTACTAGTAAAGAATTGCTTGATGTTGCCATTGTTGTTGAAGATCCAGCCCAATGTCTTTACGAAAATGAAGTTAGAGGCTCCCAGCAAAAGTACATCGCTGCTGAATTTCTATGGTATTATGCCGGTAGAAATGACGTAGCATTCATTTCAAAATGGGCAAAGTTTTGGGAAACCATTCAGAACCCAGACGGAACTGCTAATTCTGCCTATGGAAATTTAATTTTTAACGAAAAGAATAATCACGGGCTTACTCAATATCAATGGGCAATTCAAAGCTTAATGAATGATTCGAATACTCGTCAAGCAATTCTTCACTTTAACAAACCGACTCATCAATACTTGACAAATAAGGACTTTGTATGCACAATGTACGCAAATCTTCACATTCGTCAAAATAAGCTATACATGAGCGTCTATATGAGAAGTAATGATGCGATTTGGGGTACTCCGACGGACGTTGCTTTCTTTTGTTCTTTGCAAATGCAAATTCACGCTCATCTAAAGGAAATCTATCCGGATCTTGAACTTGGCACATATACTCATGTTGCAAATTCTTATCATGTTTACGATAGACACTATGATTTAGCTCAAAGGATGATTAGCTCAGACTTTGTGCCAGCTTCGCTGCCGTCAGTAAATACAGATCTAATAGAAATAGACGGATCTCCAAGTCAAGATTTTAGTATTGTATTCGCAGCTTCTACTGGTCAAACTAATGAACTTGTACTTTTCCAACAGGACAATGATCTTTTGAAATGGATTTTTGAAAAACTAAAAGACGATACGAATGTCAATTAACTCAACTAGCATACAGCGGCAGCATCTAATTGATGTTACCTACATCAAAATGGCCCAAACTTGGTCAGGCCTTTCTCATGCAATTCGTAAAAAGGTTGGAGCTCTAATCGTGAAGAACAATACGATCATCGCTGATGGTTACAACGGCACGCCTTCCGGTTTTGAAAATGAATGTGAGATTGCAATAAACCATGAGGACGGTTCATTCAAAGAGTACCAAACTAAATGGTACGTTTTGCACGCTGAATCCAATGCACTGGCTAAAGTTGCTAAATCGACTCAAAGTAGTGAAGGCGCTACTCTTTATATTACTTACTCTCCATGCACAGATTGTAGCAAATTAATTTTACAGGCGGGAATCAAAAGAGTCGTATATTTGGAAGAATACCGAGATATTGCCGGCCTTGAGTTCTTAAGAAGAGCTGGCGTTGAAGTCAAAAAAATCGACCCAGAAACCCTATGATCGATTCATTAGAAAGAAAGCTAGAGATAGTTTTCGTACGAGATCAAAAGCAGTTCATTCAAGCTTTTAATAAAAAGCAGAAATGCGATTATTTACTAAATGTGAATAAAATAATAAAGGAGAAATTCGATCACGAAATACTTGTGCCGAATAAAATCCAAGCATTCCTAATAAATTATGAGATTAAGAAATTAATTGATAAAGCGATCAATGTTAGGAATCGTAAGTACAACCGAATAATTTACGTTAATGCTGGACTCAGCGTTAGCAATATCAACAACACGATCAAGTTTCTAAATACCGCGTATGGAACAATCGAATTTGTTCCCAAATTAATAGACGGAGATTTTGAAATTGGAGAACTTTCGGGAGTAGAAACAATAAAAAAGGGGCATTAAGCCCCTTTCGTATTTTATTAATTCAGATTTTATGCTTTAACTTTCTCAACCTTTCCTGAATAAATCAATGCATCTTCCGGTTTATTCTTGTCATTAACTGCAACAATATCGAAATCTCCATCTTTATCCGCTTTTGGCGAAATTGCAATGGTTGCACCGCCTTTAATGCTAGGATTAGTTGAGTTTATCACGTTAAACGAGATCATTTCTTTTGTCGTGAATTCGCTATCGCTAGTTCCTTCAACTTCAAATGATTTTCCGTCTGCTGTGATTGTAAGCTTATAAGAACCAGGTTTCGCAGAATTAGCCGGCTCCTCCTTTTTTGGAGAAGTTGCCATATCTTCCTCAGCTAACCATTGTTCAAATAATTTGAGCATCATCTAATTATGCGTTTTCGTCCTGGTTTTCGTCGTCTCCGATAGCGTTATCGTCATCGTCCTGGTTTTCGTCCTCATCGCTTTCTTCTGTGCAAAGTTTCTTAACTGCTGCACATAATAGATCGCAAATGTCTTCTTTTGCCATTTCCATCTTTTCAGCGATGTCTTCGATGATGTCTTTAAGATCATCTCCGAACTCTTCCATCAAAGTGGCTAATTGTTCTTCATCGATTACTGGCTCGTCAGACGGCATATCGTCATCAGTTGGCATGTCATCGTTTGCTGGCATTTCTTCTTCTGCTTCAGCGAACATGTTGAAGTCTTCGTTAACGAATTGTTCAAAGCGAAGGATTTTTCCTTCTTCAACAGCGTCAACTGTTGCGATTGTTGGTTTTGCGTACATTGGGTCAAATGGTTTTTTCTTTGCCGTTCTTGAAATTAGGTCACGAGTTACTGCCTTCCAAGTTGGGTCATAATTATGATTGAATTTTCCACCTTCAAAATCGGCATTTCTGTCGATTACTCGCTGGTAGCCTTTCAATGTTTCTCTTTTTGATGTATCAAAGTCTTTCTTTGAATTTGGGCCTCCGAAACTAGGTTTCTTAGGATTCATGTAATCATCCATTGAAGGATTACGTCTGTCTTTAGTGTTGAACATGTCCATACCTTTAGATGATTATTTTTATTGTCCAATTCGTGATTCTGTATAAGAATCAGCTGTGAATTGTACAGTTAATTTATAGATACCTTCACTTGTGTAATCAAGAACGGTTTCTGTCATTTTGTTTGGTCCAATGAATACTGGCGAGAACATAAAATCTCTAAAGATTAGACCTGCTCGGTTGAACTGAGTTACTTGAATGCTAGCATCAGCGTAATCAGTTTTTAGACCTTGACGACCAGTTAGTGGGTTGTAAATTAGATCAGCCCATGCTCTTAATGCATTGTAAATGTACATATCGTTAGAATTATTCAAGTTGACTTCAAAATCAATTGTGAATTGGTGATATGTTTGAGCTGGTTTTGCTGGTGCGTAAGTTCTTTGTGAGAATTTATAGTTTTGGATAACTACCGCTGATCCTGAACCTGCGTATTCTGGTAAGCTAGTCACTTTCAATACGTGTTCAAGCATTAGATTATTACCGAAACCAATTTTTCCAGACACGGCAGGTGGCGGGGTAATGATAACCTCGAACTGGTTAAGGTAAATAGGTTCGTACTTACCGGGACCTGCTGTTGAATTTTTAAAATGTGGTAGACCTGCCATCTTATGTCTTTTATTTTTTAGTTATTTATTCTGATCCTGATCCACTTGTTTATCAGGAGCCTTTTCTTTTTGATCAGGTTCTCTAGCGGCCAGTTCTTTCTGTATTTGCTTTTGAATCGACTTGATTTCAGAAGTAGACTTGTTTCCAAGAGTTATGTTTGTTGCTTTGATAACGTCAGCTAAGTCGAGTTCAGGTTTTTCCTTTGAGTACACTGTATTAATTTCAGGGGTAAAGCTTAATTCAATTGATGGAAGTATTTGAGCAAGTAAATTTCCGCCAAACTTAAACTCCTTTTCGTTGAATTCATCAAATGCCATTTTAAATTTGCTACCGAAAGCCCCGCTCATTGAAATTTCTGCCCAAATCTTTGGCTTATTGTCAACCTGTTCGCCTGACACCTTCTTTGTTAGATTATTCGATATTTTATACAGGAACTTAACGCCAGCCGAGTAAGCTCCGCGTTCTTGTTGACCTTCAATGAATCTTAATTTGTCTCCACGAACGACTACTGTGTATGCATAGTCTCCAGGCTCAGCAGGCTTAGATTCCTCAGGCTTCACCTCAGGTTCATCATTTGCTTTTGGCTTATTGTCTATCACAGCAGGCGGTTGGGGTTGCTCGTACTTAACTAGGGCACCTCCAGAAGAGCCTTGACCTAATTGTTTAGGAGCATCAGGTCCGGCAGGTAGAGCTTTCTGATCAGAATCATCGTCTTCATCTTCTTTTCCTGGGCCTAATGCTTTTGGTGCGTCTGGTCCAGCTGGAAGCTCTGCCTCGTTCTTAGCAGGTTCTTCCTTTTTCTGATCCTTCTTCATCATTGCTATTTTTGCATCAATTATCTTATTGATTTCAACAATTAGTTCGTTTAGAAGAGACCCTGATGTGTACTTTACGTACTGTGGAGCACCGTATGCTGAGCTGTACTTTAAGTCAGGATACACGTCAGTTTCATGAATCTCAATCGATTGCTTAGTTTGATCCCATATAGGTTGTTGACCTTTTCCTGGGTTCTTCCAAGTGATTGCGAAACTGATTATTGATTCTGCTATTACGCCTTGCTCTGCCAATTATTATCCAATTTCTTTTTCTCCCTGGAATTCTTTTCCACGGTTAGATTTCTTTCTAGTTGGGTCAACTGGCTTGTAGTTAGCCCAAATTTCATTGTAAATTCTGCAAGAAGCTCCCATGAAATTAACGATTCCAACGTACTTCTTACGGTCTTCTCCCTTCATTTTAGAGATTTTCTTTCCAATGCTTCTCGCATCGTCCAAATCCAATTCCTCATCATCGGTCTTTCCGACCAAATCTTTAAGAGAATTTTCCTGGACCACATAAGCTTGAAAGGACTGAGCCCTATGCTTGTTTTGATCTTTCATTTCAGGATCGCTTTTTTATTACTTAGGCATTTTAGCCATGCCAGGCTCAACATTCTTGTTGATAGTCTTTCCTTTGATAACTAATTTAGCCATCTTAGGTTCAACTTCTTTCTTGATTGCGCTACCTTTAGTTGTAGGTAATTTAGAAGTTTTTTCGTCAACCGTTTTGTTAATAGCTTTACCTTTACCTTTAGGAAGGTCAGACATTTCAGGCTTAACTGATTTGCTGATCGTTTTACCATTTCCTTTAGGAAGATCTGAAGTGTTAGTGTCTACTGACTTGTTAGACTTAGAACCTTTACCTTTAGGAAGGTCAGCCATTTGTTGATCAATTGCCTTCTTTTCAAGAAGAAACTCGCCGTAGCTTAGAACTGATTTGCTCATTTTGTTTTATTATTTTATGTTGTCTTTAGGAATATTATTTATTTGAGCTCGAATCATAAAAACAAAAAAAAGGCTCTCCATTGGAGAGCCTTCTGTTATTGTCCTGTTTCGTTATTACGATTAGTAAGAAGCAGAAGGACGAGTTGAACCAGTCAATACGCCTAGGCCAGTTACTTCCATAGTGATGTATTGAGTTTCAGGATGCCATCCAGCCTCAGTGATTGCATAACGAGACTTCATACCGATCTTAGGAGAGAAAGTTCCCTCTGCGATAGTTTGAAGAGACTCAGCCATGATGTAAGGTAAGAATTTAACACCTGGTTCTTCGTCAGCACCTTTACGTCCGATGTGGATACGGTTATCGCTGAAAGACAAGTTAGGATCTACGTAGATGGTTAAACCATGTACTTTACCTGCAGGATACAATTGACCTGGAGTAGAAGGTAGATCGTTGTTGAATGGAGCGAAAGAGTAACCAGCAACATCAGCAAGAGCAGATGCAACACGACCGTTAGTTACGATGTAAGTACCAGCACCGAAACGACCTCTGTGATAGATCAAGTTAGCCATTTCAAGGATTTTGGTTACAACGCGACGTTGTAGTGTTGAGATGTTCTCGAAACCAGTTGAACCTACAGTTAGGTCAAGGTTACAGATGTTAGAACCTTCAACCGCTTCAAGAGCAGTTTTGTGAGTAGCACCTAAAGTTAATACTCTGTCAACCAATTTCTTGTTGATAGATTGAGCAAGTTCGTTAACCGCTACGTTTTCTAACATAGAGATTACGTCGAAATTCCAAACTCTGTTAAGATCTTGGATTTGCTCAACTGTTGCAGAGATAGCAACTTGGTCGCCTTTAGCTTCGATGAACTTAGTGAACATACGAAGACCCATTTGACGGAATTTAGAAACCTCAGCGTTAGCACGAGTCATTCCACCAAAGTTAGCTTGAGAACCAGTAGCGCCTAAGAAAGGACCGTCTACGTCTGTAGCTTCAGTTGAACCTGTACCAGTCCACTCGTTATCACTTAGAGAAGTGAAACCAGAGATATGGTTTTCAAGAGCTGAAACTAATTCGAATTTCTCAGAACCTGAGAAAGTGAATAGAGCAGAACCAGTTACTGAGTAAGCACCAGAGCTGATCGCAGAAACCGCTTTAAGAACTGGAGAACCAGTAGTTAAGTAGTCTTGGATAGAGTTAGTAGCTGAATCAGTAGCAGAGATTACTTTGAAGATAGGAGTACCGTCAACACGAGATCTTCCAACGTATTGGATGATCAAGTCATCAGTTAGAGCTCCATCGATACCGTAGATAGTACCTGCAGTGATTGATGCGATCAAACCTGTACCAGCAGAACCTGCTAATACCGCGCCAGTAAGCTTCACTAGGAATGGCTCGTATTGTTTGTCGACGTTACCACCTTGGTATACGTAATCTAGGTAAGGTAGGAAACCTACAGGAGAATCCATAGGAACTACACCAACTAGGTCGAAACCGATAGTTTTAGCAGCAACTTGGATAGCTACTGGTAAAAGGCTTGGGAATTTATCACCAGAACCTGATACAGTTGAACCGTAACCTGCTTTAGTAGCACCACCACCTGAGAATGGAGTCATTGTAGATGTTGGAGCTGAAATAGCGCCCATTGCGCTAATTGAACCTGGTTGTTGTAGGAATAATCCTGGAGCAACCGAAGACTCGTTGATAGCACCTGCGTTATCGAAGATAGCATGGTTGTGAGCTAAGTCAACTAACCAAGGACGAGCGTTGATGTCTGCGCCATAACCTTCTAAAACTGGAGCCCATGTTTCTTTGATTGAAGAGTCATTCAATCTTTTGAAAATTTTTGTTGCCATTTTGTTTTAAAATGTTTTTTTAGTTTTGTGCTCTTCTTTGGAGCATTTCAATGTAAGAATTAGAGTAGCCTCTTAGACTTTCATTGACTTGTTTTAACGAGACATAACCTTCTTTACCTTGGTTTTCGTTAATTGTTTGATTATTTATATTTGCTTGGGTAGCAATTCTTTCACTAATTCCTCTAAGATTACGTGAATCCCAGAAAGCTTTAACTTGGTATGGAGTGTTCAACGACATGTTGTTAGCTTGTGCTGAAATCCAATTTTTTTCACCGTCTGTCATGCTTTCGTATAGCTCTTTGTATTGAGCAGGCATGAATTTAACGTAGTTAGGAGTGTTTTCAACTTGTTTGTTAAGAACAGCTTCCATGATGTTAACTACTTCGTCTTCTGTGAAGAAGATAGCGCCTTTCATAGTCTCAACGATTGCGGTTTTAGACTCTTGATCCAAGTTGTAGAAAGCTTGTTTTCTAGCTTCGTTTAACAATTTCAAGAAAGGGTATTTACCTTCCAATACGGCGTTTGCTGTGTTAGATTTAATATGAGTTAAAATACCGTCAACTGCATTAACTAGATCGTCAACTGATGAAGTTTCAGAGATTTCAAAATCAGCACTTTCGTTTAATTTCTTAACCTCTCCCAATAGAGAACGAGTTTTAGCCGTTGCTCCAGGAATCATTTTTTCATTCAAAGTTTCAACGATGTAGTTAGAATACTTGATACCTTTATCTAAATTTTCTCCTAAGTAGTTAGAGTATTTGATCGCTGTATCAAGATTCTCAGCTAAGTAGTTAGAGAATTTGATACCGTTTTCAGCATGTTCTGCAACGTGCTCAGAGTATTGAATGCTTAGATCAACGTTTTCAGCTAGGTAGTTTGCGTATTCAACTGTCTTTTCAACGTTTTCTGCAACGTATTCAGCATAATTGGCTGTTTCGTTTACTTTTTGTCCTAAGTAATCAGAGTAAGCAATGTTCTTTTGAACTTTGTCTCCTAAGTAATCAGAGTAATCAATTACGTTGTTTACTTTTTCTGCAACGTGTTCAGTGTAGTTAACGCTCTGATTCAACATTGTTGAAAGATAGTTAGTATATTCAACTAGGCTTTCCATTTCGCCAGCTAAGTAGTTTACGTACTCAACCATTTTCGAAACTACTGGAGATTCGCCAGTTGAAGCGTTTTCAGAGATCTTTTGAAGACCTTTATTGTTTTTAGAGATGCTCTCTTGTAAAGCTGAGAATTTCTTTTTAACCAATTCAGAGTATTGGTTCATCTCGTCTTTTGTTACAAACTCATTAGCCATTTGCTGTGTATTATTTTGTTTAGGTGTTGTTTCAGAATTATTTATTTTATAGATTCTCACAGAATCTTCAAAATTGAAGTTTTCAGAAATATCCGTTAATTTGTTGGTAATCGCAGTAGTCTTTAGGTTGTCTAAAGATTCAAAAATCGCTGAGAAGCTGCCTTGTAAGCTTTCAGATACTTGAGATAGTGAAGCTTGTGAGAAACCAGGTTCAGCCACTAGATCGTAAGTAAAAATCTTATGTAGCTTAACTTTACCGTTCTGGTCAACATTACCTGCCGCTCTAGACGATACTGAGGTTGTGCAGCCTGATTCAACTAGAGTCTTTGCGATCTTTCCACATGGAGTGTCAAGAAGACGTAGTCTAATCTTTACGCTATTAGAACCTTCATCGTAACTAAGACCTTCGATTACGTGAGATACGTTAGCTAGAGAAATATCAAATTTTTGTGGATGATCAAGTTCACCAAAGAGTCTGCGCTCTTCAATCTTCTTGTTTAGATACTGTAAGTGAGGTAAGTATTCGTTCTTTTCGTATACACGATTATTTTCGTTTACGACGCCAAAAACGGCAGCAGTACCTTCAAGAATAACGTCACCGTTAGTTTCTTTAGTTACAGTAACGGCCTCGTTAATTCGTTCAATGATGAACACCGAATTTTCAGGAACGACCGTTTGGTTTAGGTTAGCGATTTTAGTATTACTCAACGTAATTCGACTTTTTTGATTATTTATACGTGCCCCCTTTCATATAAGGTGAGCAGTACTATCATTATTTATTAAAGTCGAGTAGCAAGTCTTTTAAAATCTGTAGTTTTTCTTCACTAATTTTTGAAAAATCCGGCTTGGTCACAATTATCTTGAATATGTAATTGCCTCTATTGCCAAAGGCAGAGACCAACCCCTGATTGGGTATTCTGACAGTAATATCATTAAGGGTGTCCCGGTTGAAAGATTTTATACGATATTTCTTACCAAGTTGACTCTCCAATAGGGTCTCTTCATTGAATAAAACGTCATGCAGTGAGAGCTCAATTTTTTGAACAAGATCGCTTTGATCAATCTCAAGGCCTAGCGTGTCAATGTTTACTCTGACTACCAAGTCACCGGTCACTAGCATTTTTTTGGTTCTGCCGAAAAAATCCGTCTCGTTGGCCTCTTGCACGGAACCTCCACCTCTAATCTTTAACAGAATGCAGTATCGACCATTTTCAAATGCGATAGGATAGCCGTTTTCTGACAAGTTGACCATCACCTTTACGTTCTTCAACTCGGAACTGGTCGAGCCTCCAACGTTTTTGCTTATTGAGTACTGTACTTCAAACGAACAACCTTCCATCAGATCCTTGATTGATGCCCACTTATCAACCGTATGAGTCAAGTTCTTGAAATCCGCACGCCTTCCACTGAATGAAAAGTCTTGGAAGCTATCGTAAAAATTATTGTGAGGTCCTCTAGGTCTACGAGAATCATCATAGGCTTTGCGTTTGGTCTCATTACCTAGAGTCTCGTATGCCTCTGCGATCTCTTTGAATTTATCCTCTGATTCCTTGCTTCCGCCGTTTTTATCAGGGTGGTGTTCGGTCACAAGCTTTCGATAAACCTTTTTTATTTCTGCCTGAGACGCATTTTCCGCAACCCCTAACGTTTGATAATAATTTTTCAATGACTAAATCTAGTATGCTATTTACAGTATAATACTAAATACCTCAGACAAGTTTACGGTGTCAATAAATAAGAAAAAGTAAAATTCTCAAGTGAAATCAGTATTATTCACCTACTATTCAAATCCAGTACAGGATATTTTCTTGGAAAACGTCGAATCACTACTTAAAAATAGCGCATGTGTGTATGACGAAATTGTCGTTTGCTCACAAATCGACGTCCCAGTCAAAATAGTAAAAGCTCTATCAAGGCATGCAATAGTGAGTAGAGTTTTTCCTGATCATAACTCTCAGCAAGTTAAACGAGCATCTAATCCGACCAGGTCATATAAGGTCAATCCATTCATGTTAACTGCCCTCTCCTATAAAGAGTCAGTTGTTACCGTTTTTGATTCTCACCTGTTCGTAATTAACCCCATTCTTAACTATTCCGGCAACAATATTTTTTATAAGAATCATAGGGGGGTACTAAGCACTCAACTTTTTACAATTGTCAATACTGAAGCAACATCCAATCTGCTAGTAAAGGGTTTGATTGATTGCGATTTCACAGATGATTCAACTAATCATAAGTTTACATTCATTGTTGCAAATGCAGTACCTTTCACGACAGCCATCATCTATGACAAATCATTCATATTTAGCAATCCGTCCGATCAGGATTCGATCGCAGAAGACAAGTTAATCGCATTTGACCTTTCCGAAACAATGACGTCTTCCGCTATCCACAAACAGATGTGGGCAATTCGAAAAACTTACATTCCAAAAGTATCGACTTTGACAAAAATAGCAAATCATGCAAATTCAATAGTTTCAACAGCAGTTGCGGTAATCCAAGAAGTCGAAACTTCATTTACCAAGACTGGAAGTCAAGATCCAACCATCCTATTCAAGTACACATCTAGAAGTAGACCCGATCAATTTTATCGAGGCTTAGTTAGCATCATAAATAAGTGCTCAAGTCCAAACTACTTAATACTATGCAGCTTCGATCACAACGATCCGACTTTGCCAACCTACTTAGACTACATCAACGATCTAAATAACGATCGGATAACTGTCTGCTTGGGAGATAGTAAAAGCAAAATAGACGCGATAAACCGTGACATTAACTCTTATGACAAACACTGGGACATAGTCGTTAATATGTCAGATGACATGATTTTTACAAAAGAAGGATTCGATCTAATAATAAAAAGCGATTTCATTCAATACTTTCCGAAGTTCGATGGAGTGATGCACTATCCTGATCAGGACGCTGGTCAAAAATTAATGACCTTATCAATATTGGGTAGAAATTATTATCTTCGATTCAATTACATATACCACCCAGATTATTCTTCTCTGTGGTGTGATAACGAAGCTATGGAAGTATCAATGCTGCTTGGAAAATATCGATACTCTCCAGTTAGAATGTTCGATCACATTCACCCAGCGTACGGTCACTGTCAAACTGACGAGCAATATAAACACACAGAATCATTTTATCACTCAGATAATGCTGTATACTTGCAGAGAAAAGCAAAAGGCTTTAAGTTGAAGTTTGCAATATTGATCGCAACGATTGAGACCAGAAAGCCGCAATTTGAAAAATTAAGAAGCTTCATACAGTCTCAAATCATTAAGAATTCTCTGATAGGTCAATGTGAGATCGTTCACATTAGTGACAATAAGGAAATTTCAGTAGGGTTAAAAAGGCAAAGGCTATTAGAATTAGCTAACAGCAATTACGTTGCATTCATTGATGATGACGATTGGGTAAGCGATGATTATTTGCAAGTGATCATTAATTCAATAGACTCAAACGCGCCAGACTCAATTGGATTTTTAGTTAGGTGCACGTTTGACGGTTCTGCACCAATCATGGCAAAGGCTTCAAACAAATACGCTGACTGGGCAGAAGACGTTGACGGTTATAAGTACGTTAGAACGCCATATCATAAAACACCAATCAGAAGAGACCTTGCTGTTCAAATAGGCTTTAAGGATATTCGATACGCAGAGGATCATGATTACAGTCGCAGGTTAAAGGCAGCAGGTCTCATAAGAAAGGAAGATTTCATTGATTCTCCACTTTACTATTATAGTTATGTACACGAAAATCCAAATACAAAATACGGTTTAAAATAAAAAATGGAAGCGTCAAAAGTTAAAGTTTGCATATTGAATGCATCGAATGGAACTGGCTGGTATCCAGTAGGTTCTCAAAGGCTCAAAAGATCATTAATACATCATGGATACGCTCATGATCTTTTATTTTTTAGTAACTGGCCAAACAACGAATTTGATAAAATGTGTCCGTATAACATAAAAGCGGCAGCATTCGCTGAGGCTCTAAAAAAGGACTACGATATTATATTATGGGCAGATTGTTCGGTATGGGCAATTAACTATCCATATCCAGTACTTGACATAATAAACCATGACGGTTATTATTTTTGGAGATCTGGTTATAATTGTGCCCAGACCTGCTCGGATGCATGTTTAGATTACTTTGGAGTTGATCGAGACACGGCAGAAACCTATCAAGATGTTTCAACTTCGCTATTTGGAATTCACACAAAGAACGAGCTTGGCGCAAGATTCATCAATGAATGGCTAAAATCAGCAAGGGAAGGACAATTCAAAGGTTCTAGAGAACATGACGGTCAATCCGCTGATCCCAGATTTCTATTTCACCGCCAGGATCAATCATGTGCGAGTCTCATTGCTAATAAACTTGGATTAAAGATTCACGAGGAAGGGAATCACATACAATATTACAAGAAAAAACAACCTGATCATCTCATATTCACAATGAGAGGTCTTTAAAAAACACTACTTTATGTATTCACAAAACGACGAAGAAGCGATTCTTCTACAGCATCTAAATTCATTCACTGGCACTTTGCTTGATATTGGAGCAAATGACGGAAAGACTCTTTCAAATTCACTGGCCTTAATTGAAAGAGGCTGGTCGGCGGTTTTAGTCGAACCTGCAAAAACCCCATTTTCAAAATTGTCAGATTTGCATAAAGACAATGAGCGAATTCAGTGCGTCAATTTAGCAATCGGTACTCAAAACGGGGAACTTAAATTTTATTCGAGCGGAACTCACCTAAATGAAGGTGATACTGATCTTCTTTCAACTTTATGTGAATCTGAATTATCTAGATGGGCAGGTACTGACAATGAGTTCACTGAAGAAACCGTATCGGTTGTGGATTTTAAAACCTTCTTGGAAAATTGCACCTTCAAACAATTCGATCTAATACTAATTGATGCAGAGGGTTTAGATTACGACATATTGACTCAAATTAATCTAGAGGCAGTCGGCTGCTCGACCCTTGTCGTTGAGACGAATAGTAAGGACGATGAAAAGTACATAGAGTACTGTGCCTCTTTTAATCTAGTGCCTATTCATAAGACTCATGAAAACCTAATCTTTTCAAAAATTCAAATAGCTTAAATGACCCATTTAGACATAACTTCCGGTACTGGATTTTTTTCATGTTCGACTGAGGCTCTTCTTCAATTGGTGATTTACTCATCAATAAACGGAAATCTACCAGATTCGATTGATCGTAGTAAACAATACGAGTATCATAAAAACGACTCAGTTACGAATCTAATTCCCTATTATTTCAAGGAATCCGCTGAGGGTTTTGAAGTTCCCAATGGTGTTCAAATAAATTCAGACGGAGTCTATTCGCAATTCTGTGATTATCGGACAATCCAATTTGATATGATGAACTCTTACCTATCAAAGTACTTTCAACCCAGCGAAAGAGTTAAATCTCGAGAATCTGAGTTCATTAAAAAGTATCAAATTTCTCCGGAAAATACTTGCGCGATTTTCTATAGGGGAAATGACAAGGCCAGAGAAACCGTGATCGCTAGTTATTCTGAATTCATTTCACAGGCTGAGGCGGTCAAAGCTGAAAATCCAAATATTGAATTCCTGGTTCAAACTGATGAGGCTGAATTTCTTGAACTATTTTTAGGTAAATTCCCTGATTCTAAATACATATCAGAAATTCCAAGAATTTCCAAACAGGACAATTGGGTTACTCAAGTAATCGATAGAGATTCTCGTCCAGACTTTGGAGTGGACTTCTTTAGCGCGGTTTTGATACTTGCAAAATGCAAATCTCTCATAACTCATTCAGGCAATTGTGGATTTTGGAGCGTTCTCTATCGTGGAACATTTGATGGGGTACGTCAATGGCAAAATGATCATTGGATAATTTAAAAATTTTATTTGTATGAAATTAGCTGCAGGTTACGTAGTTTTCGATGGGCTTGAAACATTAGAAGCCTCAATCAGATCGGTCAGAGAATGCGTCGATATCGTGATTGTTTCTTATCAGACCGTTTCATGGGGAAATACTCAATGCTCTCCATTGCTTTTGCCCACACTAGAGAGGCTCAAGGAGAATGGTCTAATTGATGTAATAATGGAATTCACAAACTTCGTTCCATCATCCCTAGCTAAACCGGACGATGTGATTCGAGCTAAAAAATACGAATGTGATAAGCGACAAACTTGTTTGGAGAAAGCTCTTGAACTTGGAGCAACCCACTACATGTCAATGGACGCTGACGAATTCTACATAAAGGAACAATTCGAGGAGGCAAAGCGCCAAATCGTAAATGATAAGTTACAGGCAACAGCAGTTCGTTACATAAACTACTTGACTCCAACTCTGCATCAAGGCTATTCTAGATTTAAAGTACCATTCATTTATGAAATTGGGCCAAAGAGTCGACACCATTCTGTCCAGTTCATGTTTTCGGATATCGATCCAACTCGCGGACTCACTGATGATTCATACACCAGATCTAGGGTTTTTGAACGTGACTTGATAACGATGCACCACATGGAGATGGTTAGGGAAGATTTGCTTGGAAAGTACCAAGCCTCAAGCCGATATTTCAGGAAACGAGAGGATCTTCCAACCCTGGCTGAGGACATCGCTCATGCAAAGAAAACCAAGGAGCTTAGGTTTAGAGCAATCCATTTTGGTGATTCACTAAGCGGTTTAAATAAGGAGTTGGTATTGACTGAATGCGAAGACCGTTTCGATTTACATTCCTACCGTTACGGTACCAGATAGTAATTTAGGCAGCATCGATGTAACGTATGCTGAGTTTGCACCAGGCGTGCTTGGCATTTTAGCATCGATTGCTGAGGCCAGAGTCACCAACACTTCAAATAGAGTATTTCCCATCACAGCATGCTCAGCTTTTGCATTCGCGCCAATGTTGGTTAATTGCCCGTTAACGTTTATCGTTTGGCCCTCTAGAGTTATCACGTTAGACGTGACGTTTACCTGAGACGAGCTTTGAACGTTAATGACATTTCCATCAAATTCCATTGAGGACAGTCCGTCCTTATGATAAATTTCAATCTTTGAATTTTGGTCAATCGTTAAGTACGAATCCTTCATTTCAAAAGTTAGTCCCCTACCCTTAGTGAAGTATATTTTAATATGCTCATCTCCGTCAAATAGAATGTAATGAGCTCCCTCATATTCGTAATCCGTGCTGGATTGTAGGGCCTCCTTGATATCGTCTCCTATTTCTTGGATCTGACCGTACTCTGGTGAGTAGAGATTTCCATTATTAAAAACAACTTCAACAATTGAACCTTTCTTTGGAATTGAAATTGATCCAGCTTTGGCATATTGGCCAAAGAACGTCGGCTTTTTCATCTGTATTGCCCATGGAATGTCTTCGACTGCCAAATTATCGAATATGCTAAATACCCTGACTCTACAACGGCCTTCTCTCAATGGATCTTTCACGTCAACCACCTCACCTAAGTATCGAGTAACGATTAGTTCTGCGCCAGTCGAGTCTTTTACAATTTCATTATTTGAAGTTATCATATCTTAATTATGGATAAACGTCTCCCAGTTCTCCGTCCCTAATTATTTTGTTTATGTCAGCTCCTGGATAAACATCATCATTGACGCCTTGACCTCCGGCCGGTCCAACCGGTGCACGTCTTCCGAATACCTCATTTGTTCCAAGAACTTCTGTACTTCTATTATACACGTTTTGTGATAAAGAGGTTTCAAGTCTGGTTTGCAATTGATTGGTTAGGTCTCCAATGATTCTAGCGGGAAGTCTTGCTGCACTAGATAAGAACCTTTGAGCTCTACCCTCGAGTGAACTGGCGAGTCCCGCAAAAATACCAAGTGAATGATAGTCTGAATCCGTTGAAGATTCGGATTCCTCTATGACCCAACCTGCCCTGATCTTGAACGATGTACTAAACGGTTTATCCTCAGTGTAGGCTTTAATTTCACTACCGCTGGTTGGACCACCTAGCGTCTCCGAAAAATCAAATTCGCATCTTTGTAGTCTGTACTTTATTTGGTGTAGCCCGCTCGCTAAATTAGCAGAACGATCGTCAATGTCTCTAATTTCAAATAGGGTGATCGTCATGTCGAAAGTTCTTAAATTATCGGGTAGGGTGTAGCATAGTTTATCCGCATCGTAAATTGCTTTACGGTAGTACTCCGCGAACTTAAGCAAAGGCTGTTCGATTGAATCTAGGCAATTTATGGTAATTTCTACCTTTTTGTCTCCTTCCTTAACTCTCGATGAGGCTTTCCACAGTTGATCAACCCCTTGAATTGATTGGAAATACCATGGAGATTCTTGAAGTTTTCTTAACTGTGTAATCGCAGCAGTTAAGAACCCGGAAGTTCGTTTTGTCCATGCCGATCCGTACTCTAATAGCCAATCTTGAGCGGACCATTCTACGTTAACGTACTTAGAATTTTTCGCTAGAGACTCTTTATCTCTAGCTGGACGTAATAAGTTGTCCCAATACAAATCATCGCCTGTCGTCGAGGTTACCGTTGGAATCCAGGTAGAGTTTTCATCAGCTTGATTTGGAAAAAAATCAAGATCAAAGGTTAGAAATACTGGGTCCTGTACATCGGCTAGCGCGCTCTTTACGAATTGTTTATAACGCTTAGGTCCGTTTATTAATTGAGCCATTATTATTAAATTTTATTTTCCATTTTAGGTTCAGGTAACCAACTACGTCTACTTAGCATCATTACTGTTGAAAACTTTTGTCTAGGTTCAGCCATTGCATTGTAGTGATACTCTATACTTTTAACGTAATAAGCTCCACTTAAGTACTCATCCTTAATTTGAGCAGAAGCCGTATCTCTACCAGTCTTGTCTCTGTCCTGTTGGCTGTCTTGTACTATTAATTCGTCCTTGGTCGAATCATCGCTAGCTCTCTTTAATCTATCTCCATATATGTCAACCGCTACTCTGGCTCCTCTGCTAATGTTATGATTAATGCCGTCAAGTTTGACTCTCATTAGATGCTTTTCAGTTTCTTCACGATTATGATGATTCACTAATTTTGCGTACTTGTAACTTAGGTGAGAATTTCCATAATCGGTTCCCATCCATTTGACTACTTCATTGCCTTCGTCCGTGTAATCGGTGAGATCTGGAGTTTGATGCACCTGTTCTCCGTCTGGTGAGACAGTTGATAGCGGTTCAACGAACCAATCTTTAAGAGCTTCTTCCTCTCCGTGTTGATACATTTGTAGTCGCTTTCTGAAACCTGATCTTTTTAGAATACTTCCATTTTCACTCATCATTGAGTATTCAACAATCGTAAAATCTGATCCTGCTCCAAGACTTGATCCGTTTGTCAAGATTATTGGAACTTGTTCGTCAATGCTAAGACTTTCAGATGCATCTTTTGCCAAACTTAGGTCAATATATTCAGTTGAGGTCGCAGCATATCCCATTGGAATGTCTTTATCACTGTCAAACGGTTTCAACTGATTTTCAACGTTCACTAAACACAGTGTGTAATATCGGTCAATGAAACACTCAAAAAAGGAGTCTTTATTTTTGAATGAGTGATCCGCAATCGTCTTGATGAAGGACTTATAGTTCAGATTTGGGTTGATCCATGTCATCTTATCATCAAATGTTTCTTCATTTGATGCGTATCCGATTTCAAGCTCTCTAGCTATTTGCTGTAGTGCCTCTTGTGAAGTCATGTTTGAATATGACTTTATGAAATTTCCATTCAATTTTGGGATGTATAGTTCGCCATAGAAATCGTATCTAATGGTCGATTGACTCATTGGAATCGATTGAATGTCTGTTATTAAAAATGTCTGACATAGCTCATTTAGCTTAGCATGACTTTTTGCAATGTAAATTGTTAATAGCGGATTCTTTTTGGGAAAAGTAACGGACGTGAATGTTCCAATTGAATCAAAAATGCTTACATGTATTTTCGGAATAAAATCATCATAATAAATTGAGGCTGATATAATATCAGTAGATGCAATTCTAGCATTTCCTATCTTGATCAGCGGAGATTTCTTTCCAAGCTGATCTGCGTATCCAGTACGATCGGGCGTTCTCTGAACATCACCATCCGGTTTTTCTAGATCAAGAATGTCAAGACTCGGTGGAGTCAATTTAGGATCAATCTTAGTAAGAATTATGCTTTCTAATCCCATTAACCGTTAATTTTATTTTTTAACAAAGTTGAAAGAAGCTTAGTTCTTGAAATTGGATCAGGGCAATCTTCTTTTTTAATCGATGTAACTCCTGAACCAAATACGACCTTTCCATTTGCTATCTTGACCGACGTGTCCTTGGCTGCAGTAGTCGGAGCGACCGCCGTTCCGTATTTAGTTGCTAAATAGTCAAGACGCTTTTGATCCTGCTTAGTAGCAGGCTTAATGAATTGAGGTTTCTTCTTCTTTCTGGTTGAGGTTGTCCAATTATTATCTGATCCATTTAATCTATCTGGATTAGATAGCATTGCCGATAGTACTGAACCGTCAGGTAGTTTAAGGATGTCATTCACATCAATTGCAAATGGATTTGAAATTCCATTGTATTTCAGTAAAAGACATAAAAGACTTGAAGTCTGATAAAATATTTTAGAAATTAAATCACCTCTCATCTGTAATCCATCTTCAACGATATATGTTTTACCTTGATTTACAGTTACTCCCCTAAACGAAACGCTTCTCCTAGTTAGGTCAACCACCGAATCTCCGTTAGTTTTGGTAAAGCTTATCTTTTTTCCAAGTATTGCAAGTTCTATCATGTTTGATTAGTTATTTCCGTATTGGCGCTGATAGTACAATAATAACAAGCTATCGTCCAATTTACTCTTGTCTGATGCAGCCGTGAAATTATTCCCAACCTTGTCAAATCCATAGCCTGTCAAGAATCTATCCCTAAACGATTGGTATGCCTGTTTCTTTCCAGGTTCAAGGTCAGAGTATACTTTGCCTAGCTTATCTGGAGTAGTTTCAGAGTTAGTTAAAGAATTCCAAACTTTATTATTTTGTTCTCCAAACGTATCATCGGCTGAAGAAGTTCTAAGAGCTCCAGCGGTCAATTTAGTTTGACCATGGTTCAGCATTCTTTCAATTGCAGTTTTATCTCTAGGCTTTCCTTGTCTTAATGTGACCGTGAACATTACACCGGTTGGAAAATCATCCGGTCCAAGCTCATCATCCCATACCATTTTAACGTCTGAACAGAGTAGATCTCCCATTACAAATATGGGGTTCATTGGATTTCCAACAACTATATGCCACTCGCCAACCGGTCTATCTGACAACGCTGACTTAATTGAAATTAGGTCCGGAATTGTTCCGCCCAGCAAATCAGGTCTCATTAATCCAGTCTGTAAAACTTTTTGTCCAACTCCAAGCGGATCTGACACGATTTTACTGCCGGCCAATTTTACTGCGCCCACTAGATTTGCCCAAATTGTACCGAATTCTTGTGAGTTATTACCAGCATGAGTTGAACCCCAGCTGGTCAAAATATTACCGATTGCCTCAGTTGTGGTAGGATCGAATTTTATTCCAAGCTTAGGAAAGTATCTTGCAAGCTGACCCAAGAATTGAGCATCTTGATATGTTAAGTTCATGAAGTTTGAAATAATATCAAGAGCAGCGATTTTCGGGCTCATTCCATTGAATGATCTAAACGTGTAATGAAATTTCAAAACAATAGGATTTGACTCCCAGCCGGTTTGAATTCCTCGCTCTCTTCGAGTCGACTTGGTTATCACGTTTACTGGTCCATATATTCTATTCCAATAAGGCCCGCTAGTTTGATCGTATAGATTCCTTTGATACCTCTGGATTTTTTCCTCGTATCCTGAAGCTTGCTGCATTTGTGCATCTGTTCCAACTGTTCCAACATACGCAGCTGTGATCGCTGACGCAATTTGATCTCCACCGGTTCCAACCTTTTTGACTAGATTCAATAATTCGTTCAATGTAATCTCATTACCTTCAATCGTTTGACCAGTTGATCCGTCTACTGCATTAATTGTAGTCCATGGAATGTCCCAGTTGAAGACTCCAAGACTATTTAAAGTATTAGCAGTATCACCTCCGAACCAGGTAACTGCCTGTGCGACCGGTATAGCATTTCGACGCTCTCCACCAAGCCTCAATGAATCTCCTATCGGAAAAGGATACCTACGTAACGTGACCAATCGGTTGTTTGGAATTTTTCCGTAGTACTTACAATACATGAAATCAGTATATGAATATGGCTGAAAGCCTACAGAGGTTGATGCCGATACTTTCGAGCCCCAATCAATTAATCGGTTGGCAGTAGGGTTTGAGAGAACATCTGTTGAATTTTTGCTAAAATTCCTAGCCGCTGCTGAGACTGCACCCTCGCTGTTCTGATAAAACTTGATTCTAGCTTCAATATCTTTTACAAGAGCGTCCTTGCCTCTTCTAGCAGCGCTATTTTTTGCGTTTTGCAGAGCTGTTATTCTAAGTAAACTGTTTGCTTGAGACGCAGCTGTGTATTCTTGGTCAGATTTCAATTGACTTGAAAATCCAATAAAGTGCCCTTCTGCTCGATACGAGGCGCCTGCGTTTAGTGGAGCGTATTGAAACACCGTGAACTTGTTCATTATTGAACTCACGTTGTGTTGTAAGAAACCTTGGTCGTTTGGAGCAAGTAAAGAGTCACTAGCTTCAAATGGAGTCTTTGCTTCCATTCCGGCTAGCGCTTCCATGTAGTTGACTCCCGCGAACGCTTGTGTTATCAATAGAGAATTAATATCTGCTGCCATTAAATGCAAATCATTTTAGTTTATTTATCGCAGAAAATAAAAAAGGAAGACTTGAGGTCTTCCTACTATCGGTATTATATGGTCAGGCGAATTACCATCCTCCAATCGTGAACTCGTAACTAAATTGACTAGCGTCAAATGACTTATTCATGTGAATTTCGACCGAAGTCGGCTCAATCGGAAAATGCTGTTTTGCATTGTCCCATTCAAATCTATCTCCGATGTTATCGTCGATCATTTCAATGAAAGTGTTCACCGATTCGTCGTTAGCTTCATCCCAGGTCTCAATATCAATCACCAATTTCATTCGTTTAGGAATGAATAACATGGTTTGAACACCAGAATCGTCCCACACTATTATTATATCGTATTCAAGTTCCAGTTTGTGAGCTGACACGTATTCAATCTCAGTTGCACTGGCAAATCCCATTGCCCTAAGTTCAGCTTGCTCTTCCTTTGATATTCCCGGATCTTCGTTGTCTATTGTGTCAGGATTGTCATACAGGCTAACTTCACTACGCTCGAATGTCTTTTTAAAAATTTCAGGCTTTCGATATTGGTATTGCGACCACTTAAGTTGATCTGGCCCTTTATATGATTCAGTTATCAAGTAAGACCTAAATGATTCGGTTGCCTTTGACATTACTTTATTAGATTTTCTCTTTTCATCAGATCCGCAAATGACATTGCGTATCTTTCATTAATTCTCTTTTTGCTAGATCTGCTTGTTTTTTCAGCAGCCGCTTTTCTGCTTTTTATCAGTTCAATATTGTCAGAATACAGACCTGGAACAACATTGATTCGTTCCCCATTGTATTCAATAGGTTCATCCAGCTCAACTTCAAATCGATCGACGTCAGGCTCGTAGTTGTTTTGATAGATCTCTGAAATGGTACCCGTAGTACCATCGACCATTTCAATGACGCCATTTTGTAGCTCTTCAGCGTCCGCCTTAATCATAATTCTGTCTCCGATTGAGAATTTCATGCTGGTTCCTTTTTAATTTTTAAAGTTAGTGTACCGGTTCCCTTAATTAGACGATGCCATTCATGTCTTGGAATCAGTATAGTATTATTTAACGAGGTCGGTAGTGCATTATCCAATTGGATCATCCAGTCCGTCTCATTTTCTGAAATTATTTCCCTAGCCTCATCATCACGGTGCCACTTTAACTCTATTGGATCAATCGTTTGAGAAAATTCTCTAATCAGAACCCCATTCTCTTCCTTGAGATTAGTGTATGGCTTTTCCATATTACCAAAAGCCTGGGTAAGTTTTGCCTCCCCATAAATGAGCGTATCGGTTAATTCTGCATGCCCAATAGCCAGCTTTCATTCTGTCGTTTTTTAGGTGACATTGATGTCTTGCTGCAAAACTTTTACGTGCTTTAGGATTACTTACCTTGGCAGTTAATCCTCCATGTACATCACCGAACGCGATCTTTTTAACTCTTTTTGTTTTCGGATTCATGACATACACGTAGTACTTCTTTGTTCCGCCACGCATGGGTTTTCCGATCTCGACCTTCTTTCCATTGTATTCTGCTTCAAACAAAAAATCCAATGGAACAATTTCTCCTCGATACTCACCAAATCTTCCAAGGTCGGTCTCTTCGAATAGAATCTGGTCGATCCCAGTAAGTTCAATTTCTCCTCGGTCGTATGCCGTTCTAGCTTCAGCCAGAAGTTCAAAATGAGCTTGACTTGCAGGTCGATACACTGACTCTGCTATTGAGATACCTTCGTTGATGTGATAAAGTAGGCTTTCAGACATCGGGTCAAGATCCGGATTTGGAATTTTATTCCATGATCTTTCAGCATTAACTCCTCTTCCTCTAGCCAGTTTAATCTCATGGGCTACTTGTTTTAGATACACTAAGGCTTCTTCATAGTCCCCACTACTCATTAATTCATCGATCTCTTCAGCCTCTTCTTTATCTAGTTTTGCCATGTAAACGACTGCATGCCTTTGAGCATTGAATTGACATCTCATTGCCATCATGCCTACCGTATGATTAAATTCCTTTGTAACAGAATCACTATCTTCCTTTGAAATGATTCCCATGTCAAGTAGTTCAGTAGCCGCTTCCATTTCAACATCGCTCGGAGCCTTCATGAATGACTCTAGACCTTTACAATCGGCAATACCATAGTACCATTCAGCTTGTGAATTTCTAAATGATTCATTGAATTGGCCAAATGATTTTACGAGTCCTTTCATATAGATTATTCTCTAGTTAATGTACCTCCGCACTCACATAAATCGCCTTCGTTGATGACTGCTGCCTCATAAGAGATTCCACATTCATTACATTTGTAACTTCCATCGGCCATGTATTCTGCATTACCTGGATTATCTGAGAATCTACCATTGTGCTCAGAACGCTCTTTCCCAGAAGAGTCTTTATCTTTAGGGCCAAAGTTCTTTAGTCTAGCTAAACTCTCGGCTCTTGCTTTAGGATCATAATCTCTCATAGTTCCTTTTACGTTTGTGTGAGGTGCTGATAAAATATCTCTATCATGAATACCTTCTTCAACTTCCTCAGTCATTTCACCGATTAAGAAGTTAGCAACCTCTTCCATATCGTCCTTTGAAGTAGCGATATGATCTACTGCCCAGCTGTGTCCATTCTTTAAAATTTGATCAACCTTTAACGGATCCATTTTTAACATGATCTCTGCTAATCTATGAACGGTTTCCAAGTTTCCAAAGAACATGTAGTTCTCAGTTTCATGATGATCATCATGGTCGATTTTAGCGGCTGGATGTTGCTGCATATCCGCGTTTGGTGCCTGGTGAGGCATCATGTCTTGGTCTTCATGACCATTAAAAAAACTTTCGAATGTTTTAACAATTCTCATTTTATTATCTGTTATTTTGTTCTTTTATAAAATCTGCGAAGCCCAATACTAATGAAGATTTCTTCTTTTTCCCTTTGGTATTTCCGCCAAGCGAAACGAATTTGTCTCCTGAGCCTATCGTATTTTGAGTCGGTGGAGTTATCGGGCCCATTGATCCGATTGAACCTGGAACCTGTGGAGTTACTCCAGGAGCTTCGCCTTCCTCAGTGACCGCTTTCGGTTTAGGTTCGTCAACTACTGACGTGTCTAGAATAAAGAGTCTAGTGAAAGCATCAGCTTTCATTTCACCTTCTCTACCCTTGACTGCTTTACCAATAGTTTTACCGACCGTATTCAAAGTTTTAGCGTACAGATCATGAACGTGTTTGCCTGTTCTGGCAAAAGCCTGACCTGTTGCCGTGTTCCCGGTAGTATCTGCTCCAAATACAAGGCCCATTAAAGCCTGTGAAGCCTTTCTGAATTTCATTATCTTTGTATCGTCAGCTATCTGCTTTCCAGTTACTGGAAGAACCGTTCTTTCGTATAAAGGTAGTTTTTTATTGAAGTCGTAATGGATTCCTTTGTATTTCTTTGTCTCAAATTCTTTGCTCTTAGCTCTTTCAATAAGACTCTTTTGAATTCCTTCTACCATTCTAGCTAAGTACTCCTTGGCTTCATCAGACACGTCTGGAAATCCATTGATGCTTACCTTTAAGGCATTCGCTTCCCTAATGATGTCCGCCTCATTTGTCCAGTTTGTGTACTGGAACTGAAAGATTCTTCTAATTATTGATGCTGTGTTTTTATTAATGAACACTCCGCTCTTAAGTTCAGCTGAGGTGCCGGTTCCTAACTTTGCATCAATTTTTTTCTCGTATTCGGTATTTGCTGCTTGAATTCCATCGGTAAGTTCATCTGACATATCGTCAGTGATTACTTCGGCCGTGTGTATTGCATTAAATACTTCTCCGGCTGCTTCTCTTTGAGCATCTTCGGTATCAGCTTGTTCAAATTTAGAGTAGGCCTGTTTTGCCTTATCTGCTGGAATTTTAACCTTTAATGAGAAAGCTTCAGCCAAATCCTCTTGAACTTGTTTAATTTTTTCATAGATTTCTCCACTGAATTCGGTGTTTCCCTTAGTGTCTAGCTTAGCATACACCTTTTCCAGAACGTGAATCCTTGAAACGAACGTGAGAATTTTACGGCTAATCTCTTCGATTTCAACCTCATTGATCTCCTTCTTAGATAGAGCCTCTTCTAGATTCTTACGAAATTCTTTGACTCTTTCGGTTAAGTAATTAAAATAACTATCTAGAACAGCCTTCATTTTTGGATTACCGAAGTACTTTTCAAATGCCGGATCGTCTAATTTTGAGTTTAGATCATCTTCTCCCATTGCAAAAAGGGCATCCAATAATCTATTCAACATTTCATTAGTATCCTCTTTCTTCTTTCCATCCTCACTTCCGGATTTCTTGTCTTTGTCCACAAGATTGTCCATCTGACCTCCGATCTGGATGATGTCAGCTTCTAGGATCAGGCTCTGAATTGCCTGCAGTCTTTTTACTTTTAAAAACATATTAGGCCTCAAATTGTAATAAGTATTTAGTCTTGTTGACCAAATCTAAAATTTCATCAGTCAAGTTGTATAGTTCTGAATCTTTATCCCTGTCGAATAGCTCGCAGAAAGTTCCTCTGAAGGTTACTTCAACCATGTCAAAAAATTCGCCGACTGCCATTTCGTAATCGCATATTTCAATGGCTGCTTCTCCGAACTTCAGCTGGTCCTTTCCGTATTTACCGGCGATCGCTTCAACAATTATGTCCATTTGATCAATGAATCCCTCGTAAAAAGCACCATAATGGCGATGTTCTCTGTCATAACGAGTCTGCCAGTGAATTATTTTAGCCTGGTCAGCTATTTGCATCAACGATAGCATGAAATATGCAATTGATACGTTTTGAGATTCTTCAGCTTCAGGTAGTTCTTCTAATCCAAACATTATTTGTTATGTGTTTTTTGTGACTTCTGCCATTTAGAAAATGGAGTTACCCAAAAATCACGATTCACGTTCTTTTTCAAGTAATCGTAAACGTCATTTCCGGTAGGGTGCTGTAGTACCGCATTACGTAGAGGTTCTTTGCCCTTGCGGTAATTGTCCAAATTTTTAAACGTGTTTTCCATCTAGGTTATTTATTAAACGTCACCATCATTCTTTCGAGAGAGCTGGTTAAAACTTTATCGCCCGGGTAGATATAATTAATAAACATAAAAACTGTAATTACTGATGAAGTTTGAAGAATTAACAAAGGAACAGGTATTACTAATTTCTGAAATTTACTGGAACAAAGAGCTAAGCTGGGACGATCGAATGAAACAGCTTAGTGACTATTTAGACAAATCGGAAAGAACTGTTCAAAAATGGTTAGCTAAGCTTGGAATAACCGAGAGCTCTGTTCAAGAGTCTCCGCAATTAATAAAGGCTAGGGAACGAAAGTTCGATAAGAAAAAGAAAAAATTTCTAATCACTTGGGCACAAAACGACACACCAGTTCATGAAGCTTTCGTTTGTAACTTGGAGGCCTATGCTAAAGAGATCAATGCTGACATTCATGTGATCGCCGGTCGGTACAAAAATCCAACATCGGTTTTTACCGATAAGAACTATGAAACTTGGGCTGATCGCATTTTAGATTATCTAGATGCAAATCGTCATGAACTTCATAAGCACATGTGGATCATGTCGGACGTAAAGATTCAACCGACCGCCGTTGACCCAATGACCGGTTTACAGGGAATGAGCGGAATCAATTCCTGCGTTTTTGGCTCTCCCAAAGTACATTTAGAAACAATTCCGGTACTTGAGGGTAATTTACCAAAAATGATGTTAACGACTGGTGCTTGCACCGTCAAGAATTACACCGACTCGAAGTCCGGTAAAAAGGGAGAGTTCCATCACACTCTTGGATTTGCAATCGTTGAAATCAAAAACTCAGAAGTGTTTTTTGTTCGTCAAGTAACAGCAACTGAGGACGGAAATTTCTATGATCTTAACTATAGAGTTGAGTACGACACGGACTCTTTTGAGAGTGCTGTTTCTAAAAATTCAGAAGTGTCAGCTGCCATTCTTGGAGATCTCCATTACGGCCAGCACGATCAAAGAGTGATTGATAAAACTCTAAATCTTTTCAAGGTTCTAAAACCTGATCACGTAGTCCTACATGACGTGTTTGATGGGTTATCAATAAATCATCACGAAAGCAAAGATCCATTCATCCAATATCAGAGAGAAATTGACGGATCCAACCGACTGCGTTGGGAGATCGATTCAATGCTTTCCGGGCTGGAAGATTTTAAAGAGTACGACGTGACCATCGTTAGAAGTAATCACGATGACTTTTTGGACAGATGGCTAAAGAGCACAGATTGGCGAAAAGCTACCACTCTTAAAAATTCGCTAGAGTACATGGAGTTTAGTACCCTTCTCTTAAAGGGCGAAGCTCCAAATGGAATCATACCTTACTTAATCAAGCAAAAATTTCCAAAGTTTAGGACCTTAGGCCGAAGCGATAGCTTTGTTGTTAACGGCTGGGAGCTCGGTCAACATGGAGATATTGGATCAAACGGTTCACGCGGGTCTCTGTTACAATTTAGGAAGTTAAATACTAAAGTAGTAGTTGGCCATTACCATTCACCAGGCAGAAAGGACGGAGCATTAGCTGTCGGAACTTCAACTCTGCTGAGAGTCAATTATAACGTAGGCCCTAGCGGTTGGTTACAATCTCATGTGATCATCCATAAGGACGGAAAAGCACAACACATAAATTTCATTAAGGGCGAATTTACGACCTTATTTTAAATAACCCAGCACTAAATGATAGATTCATCAAACATTCAAACTCTTGTAGGAAACCATGTAGCTCCTTACATTTACAACTCAAAAGAGTTTATTCCAGGAAAAACTCCAATTTATTACTCAGGGCCTTATTGGGACAATCGCGAAATCGAAGCTGCGATAAATGCTTTCGTAAACGGAAAATGGATAACTACTGGAGAGAATGTTTTCAAGTTCGAAAGAGCTTTTTCTCGTAGATTCAATGTGAAACATTCGCTAATGGTGAACTCAGGTTCTTCCGCTAATCTTGTGTTAATCACCGCTCTAAAAACTAGATTCGGTTGGCAAGATGAGGATGAGGTAATCGTTTCACCAGTTGGATTTCCAACTACAATCTCTGTGCTTTACCAGAATCGACTTACCCCAGTGTTCGTTGATATTGAATGGGATACTCTTAACTTTGATGTTGATAAAATCGAAGAGAAGATCACTCCAAGAACAAAGGCAATTTTTGTTTCCCCAGTATTAGGTAATCCTCCTAACTTCGATAAACTAATTGAACTTTGCGAAAAACACAATCTGCAACTAGTTGGAGATAATTGTGATAGCTTAGGTTCAAAATGGAAAGGTAAATATCTCAATGAGTATTATGTTGCATTTTCAAATTCATTTTATCCAGCTCACCACATTTCGACGGGTGAGGGCGGAATGGTTTGTACAAACGACGATGAACTTAAAAAGATAATGACTAGCGTTGCTTGGTGGGGTAGAGACTGCTATTGCGTAGGTTCTGCCAATCTTTTAGCGTGTGGAACTTGTGGAAAAAGATTCGATAAATGGTTGGACTCCTATGACGGAATAATTGATCACAAGTACGTGTTCTCAAATATGGGATATAACTTAAAGCCACTAGACCTTCAAGGCGCAATCGGAACTGAGCAGTTGCTTAAGATCGATGAGATTGAAACTAATCGTAAGGCATCAAAATCTAGACTTGAAAAAATATTTTTGGAAAATATCCCTGGGATCAAAGCAGTTGCTAGTCTAGACGACTCTGATGCTTGCTGGTTCGGAACACCTTTCATTTGTGAAGAGCCTGGACTAAAGCATCGTTTGGTTCAGTATCTAGAAGATAATAAGATCCAAACTAGAAACTATTTTGCAGGTAATATCTTATTACACCCTGGGTACTCTCACTTGGGAGATTCCAATGATTTCCCTGAATCAAATAAAGTGCTAGACAAAGTATTCTTCATTGGAGCAGCACCTCACTACACAGAACCGGTATTTGAATACGTTGAACAAGTCATAAAGAATTTTAAATGATCGTAGTTTTAGGAGACGGATTACTTGCAACTGAAATAGTCAAACAGACAGGTTGGGCCCAAATCTCTAGAAAAAAGGATGGGTTCGACATCACGGATCTTTCTACTTGGCAAAATCTACTAGACGAAGCGACTGCTATTGTTAACTGCATTGCCTACACTAATACCTATGACTCTAATAGGGAATTGAATTGGCAAGTTAATGTGGTCGGAGTAAAATCATTAATTGATTTTTGCAATCAACGATCTATCAAGCTGATTCACATTTCGACCGATTACGTTTACTCAAATTCAGTAAGACTCGCGTCAGAAACCGATGTTCCAGTTCATTTACCTACCTGGTACGGCTACTCTAAATTGGTTGGGGATGCTCTTGTGCAATTAGAGTCAAATGACTATTTGCTGTGTAGAGAATCTCATAAACCGTATCCATTTCCATACGATAAAGCCTGGAATGATCAATTAACTAGCGGAGATTTTGTAACCACAATCTCACGATTAATAATTGACTTGATCGACAAAGACGCGAAAGGGCTCTACAATGTTGGCACTCGGTTAAAAACGTGGTACTCATTAACCGTAAACGAATTCAATACTGAACCTATTCCTAGACCAAAACATGCCCCAGCTGATATTTCAATGAATACTTCAAAGCTCAAGAGCTTCTTATCTCAAATCGATAAAGAAGTTGTCATTGCCGCGTATGATCGAGACTATTCATGGATTAATAAACTCGATTCAAATGTCAAAAAGACGGTCTATCGAAAAGGCGATCCTGCTCTAAGTAATGAGTTCGAAATCTACCTTCCAAATAATGTCGGAAGAGACGTTCACACGTTCTTTTATCATATTGTCAACCGATACGATAGCTTATCTGATTTTACGTTTTTTTCACAAGATGACCCTTTCGATCATGTCAATAATTACATTCATTTAATTAATGGAGTCCCTAGCGATTGGACTACTTGCGCAGTTCTCAAAATCGATGAAATTTGGTTTTTTGATACTTGCTACAAACGTGTCTTAAAGACAGATAAATTCGGAAATCCTCACCATACCGGATTGGAATTAGAACCAGTGTGGTCTCGAATATTCTCTGAGCCTTTTCCTGAGAGTCTTGACTTTGTCGCAGCTGGCCATTTTTGCGCTTCGCGCCAACAGATCCACACTAAACCAAAAGAGTTCTATGAAAAGATTCTTAGAGTTCTAGAGGATGATCCAATTTCTCCATGGTGCATTGAACGATTTGAATCTTACATATTCACATAAAAAAAGCTCCCTTTGGAGCTTTTTCTTTTAATCTTCAATTTGTATTATTGGTTCTGGGTAGGATTCATTAGGTTCATCAGCCGTCACATTAGAATGATTAATACTTTCAGTTATTGATTCCATTAAATCCTTATTTAGATTATAAAATTCTGAATGGACTGATGACGGGGTGTATTCCTTGTAGGTACCGTAATTCTTTTCTTTTATTGAGTTTAAGATTGTTTCCGATACTAAATCGTTTGGAATTTCAATTAGCTTAGTATCTCTCTTAATGTTCAAGTTTCGTGATCTCTTTTTTGCTAATTCTAATTGTAGAGCAAGGTCCTTTATTCTGCTAGGTTCTGCTGCTATTGATAGCGGTTCGTACTGGGGTTTAATTGACTTAAGAATGCTTTCGATATTTCCATCGCTAATTACTACATGTCCTGTAATATTTTGAGTATCACTTGCTGCTAATTTATTAAGAGCATTAGCTAATGTTTCCTTTTTAAACGGAAACCTTTTAGTTTGCTTTCCTGGATGAATACACACAAGCAAAGTGGGTACTCCAGTTTTTTCATTTAAGGTCTTTGCGGTTTTGATATGGCCTTTATGAATTGGTTGAAATTCAGATACCAATAAATTTACTTTTTTAACTTTGCGTTGCTCGTCTTGCTGTAAATCATAGGTTTCAAAATAACCTGGGGATTTTTCATCTCCAACAAACTCATTAAACGAAGGAAAATAATTCTCGTATAGTTTTTCGCCCATTGCAACCTGATTTAATTTTTCAATTTGAGAAATCAGGTTAGCTTTCATTGAGTCAGTGAACAGTGGAGAATTTATTTTAATTTTCTTTTTACGAAAGGTATTAATAAAAACTCTGTATATTTCTTTGTAGTTCGGATTCTCTTGAATTATGGGTATAAGAATAGGATCGTTTATTAGATCAGTATTAATGTCAAATTCTTCACGTTTCAAGAATTCTGGCACCTGGATGTCAAGATCACTATACTTGTCTCCGTATTCATGGATGAACTCTACGAATAGATGATTAAGTAAAGATACAAATCTCTCTTCGACGGTTTCTCCAGAAATGGTGAATGATCTTAGGTCAGAAAGTCGATAGCTCTCAATGAAATTCATCAAGTCGCTCACAATTATCCAAATGTAATCGTCGCTTTTTTTACCAACTTGAGGTTTAGGCAAGTTCTTTGAATTATCGTAAAATACCGGATCAACCAATTTTGCCAATACTGCAGAATCGTCAATTGAAGGTCCGTCGTCGTAGAATCTAAACACAACTTCGTCAATTGAACGCTCGTCAACCGGATTTTGAGAATTTTCATCAATGGTTGGGCTGAGTATTGATATGAGATGCTTAGTAAATGATTCAGTCTTGAACTTCTCTGATAACTTTTCCAAAGGGGTAAAAATGAATTCTTGGATCTTTACTTGTTGATCTTCAGAAAGCTTTCCTTGAAAAAGAATTGCTGGTTGATTAACGTTGAACGCTCCTGCCCATTTATTAAGTTCTTCTCTGTCGTGAATTACGCTAGAGGTTTGATAATTCTCATCTAACACCTTTATGTGACTTATCGTTAGCGGGGTCGCTCTGCCTGGAGCATAGTCAAATCCAAACACGTAGTTTTCAGGTAATGATTTTATTGCATCAATCCCAAGGCTCTCAAAATGTTTAACGCCTGGTTCATAGTACTTACTAAGAACTCGGTCGATGTAACTAATTTTGCTGTCCTTTTTAAAGAAGTTAAATTTATCTGTGCTCGCATCTCTTTTGACGCCAAAATACGCGCCTTCTATTTTTTCGTTAATGATGACGGTTTTATTAAGAAGATTCTCCAAGAACTCCTTGCCACGTTTTTCATAAACGTCTCGTAAATGTGATAGTCCTGCCATATTGGTTATTTATTAGGCTCAATGCCCAATAGCCTGCAGCATTCGTTATTAAATGAAACGACTGAGGCTTGATCAAATTGATTGAAAACAAAGCTCAGGCCATTATTTTTATCTGAGTCTGCTAGATTTTTTAATCCGGACTCAATCAATGTTGCCATTAACTGCTGTTCTTCAATTGTTGAATGCTTGCCATCCCAAGTATCTTTGACTCTGTGAGAATCACCGGTTTGACCAGCAACTGAAACAACAAGAGTCTTTGAATTCTTATAGAGATCAGAGCTTATGAGTTTAAGAAACTCTAGCTCAGCTTGACTTCGGCCCAATCGCTTTCTTAGTATTGCCCAAGTATACGCAGATATGATAGCCCTATCGAATATCCAAATCTTGTCCTTGTATTCGGGCCTCAAGTTCATTTCCATGATGGTCATGATATTTCCTAGGCTAAAGTAGTGCAGTGCTGGAGTTTCATCAAGATCGACGAGATCGAGAGCCTTTACGTGATTTGCAAAATAAAACTTGTAATACTCGATTCTTGGATCCTTGTGATTCTCAAGGAATTGATTAATTAAAAACGTTTTGCCAGAGTGTCTGGCTCCTTCTACGAATAGTATCATAATAATTTTAATCTTTCTGCTTCTGAAAATTCTTCCAGGGATCTTGCCGAATCCCAATCTATTTTAATGACTCTGCTTTTGTCGACAAAAACGAAATCGACTTTACAATTAAGCCCAATATCTAAAAAGTAGGAGGTGTACTTGATGATTTCCCAAAGAGAATCCTCAAATACGGTAATTGAATCAGCGCCAGTAGTTCTTATTAGCTCAATAACGGTCTCAGCTTTATCGCTTTCTCTTCCCAAGAAATAAGTTTTGTCGAACCTAATATTATACTCAGAAAGTAGATCTAGAACCGCAGATTCGCAGGCTTTAACTCGATGAGTTATCAAGTAGTTAAGACAATCGTCTCCAGTTCTTTCAATTGTGTTTGCAATTCCCCTAATGTTGAATTTCTTTGACAAAGATTCTGGCGAATCGAACCATTGATAAGGTTCCATACCCGTTGCTTCGCTACAAGTGTATCCTGGCACCCTAAATAATGTCTCGTCAAAATCAAATATGTTAATATGTGGTCCGTTTTCCATACGATATTTTACTGATAAATAACCTAGTAGTTTTATCTAATATACCAAATAATGAACAGAGTACTAAGACACACACGCGAACACATGGGCAACCGCTATCACCTGGTTAGGGAATGCGTGCAGGCTCAAAAACCTTTCGCGATCTATAATTTCACGAATTCTAAGCAATACAACCAATTTCTTTACGATTTGGACAACTACGGTAAGCTTAATTACGTTTTGCAGACCATTACATCAGTTGACATGTCCAATCGAGCTAGAAGAGTTTTTCCAAGCATTTTTGTAACAAATGAGGGAACTGAAGTTAACCTAGATCAATTCAAAGAAATGGTCAAGGGCTCAATCAAGCACTACAACTTAGACTCTATCGTATGCCTATATGACGGAGCTGTATCAGTTTTCTACAAGAACGGAGAACACCATGAAATCGGAAGTTCTCTGTACGCAAGTAGTAGCATTCAGGAATTCAATAGCGATTTCTATCAAATTGAGGGCATCTATTATTGTTTTATCAGATAAAACTTCGGTCAATATCTTGATAAAATATAAAGATGGAAGAAACTACTCAAAAAAGAACGATTGCCGAAGTATTTAGAGATAAGCGAGAGCTCTTCTCCGGCGAAATCTATACAGGAATCAAGTTACTTGAAAACGTACGTAAGATTCCAGAAGCCCAGGTCACTTTCCTGAGCTTGAGACAGAGAATGTTGGAAGAAAACCACACTCTAATCGAACACTTTACTCAATTGAAAAAGACCTATCGTGAGAAAAAGGGAGAAGAGTGGATTGATGCTTCAAAAAGTCATCAAGTTCGATACAATTCCAATGAAAAGAATACAATAGTCGACGGTAAAACTGCCTCAATCAAGGAAAAACTTGAACAGGTTGAAAATCAAATAGGGTTCTATGCAGAATCAATCAAAACAATAGACGCAGTACTGTTTGGGATTAAAACTCGTCTAGACGTTCAAAAGCTCCTTGACGGACATTAAAATTACTGATACTTGATTGTTAACATTTAAAGTCACAGAGGACAGACGTCATCTACAATTAGTCTCTCACGACCTAAAGGGCGAGCTCAAGGACCTGCAGCTTTATTTTAGAAAGAGGCAAAAGGGCTATCATTTCAATAAGCTTTATAAAAGAAAACTTTGGGACGGCTTTGACAAATTCATTGATCCTGAACTAAAAATAGGGGTCGGTTTGTGGAAAGAGGTCATTAATTTCGGCAAGAAATACGATTATGAGATCAATATTGAGGGCCTTGAGGATCTACTTAACCTAAAATTCACCAAGGAGCAGCTTGACAAATTTGCTTCAGTTTTACTAGATGGAACTGGAATTGACATGCGCGACTATCAGTTAGAAGCAGCCCATCGTGCTCTAAAATACAAGTTCTGTTCTCAAGAACTTGCAACATCCGCCGGTAAAACCTTGATTCTCTATATTTACCTCTCGTTTTTGAAACGTAAGGGCATCATTACTACTGACAAGAAAGCCTTGATTGTTGTTCCAAACATTTCGTTAGTCGGTCAGACCGCTGAGAAATTCGAAAAGGATTATGCGACAGGTTTAATCAACTACAATGTGCTCTCTATTGGAGGAACGAATAAGTATTCTGACAAGAAATTCGATGAGGCCGACTTAATCATATCGACTTATCAGAGTTTAAAGAACAAGGATGCTGAATTCTTCAAGAAGTTTTCAGTTTTGTGTATTGATGAATGTCACACGAGCCGAGGCGACTCAATCAAGAACATTTTACTTTCATCAACTAACGTAGAATATAAATTGGGCTTATCTGGTACAATCAAAATCGAGGAGCAATACTCGGATTTCTTCAAGATTCAAGAATACTTGGGGCCGCTAAGCATGACCCTAAAGTCAAGCTTCTTAATCGATCAGCAACACTCTCCTAACGTCTATATTAAAATGATTAACCTACAGTATCCAGATAGCGAACCTTTCGTTAATCAATACAAAGCTTTGCGAGAATCAGGTCAAGCAGGTAAACAGTTATTTGATGCTGAGCGAGCTTTCATTGTGAGTTATGAACCTAGAGTTCAATTCATCTCTCAATTCGTTAGGAAACTTGGAGGAAATACGCTAATCCTATTCATTAATGTTAAGGATCAATACGGCCAGCGTATTTGCGATAAGATTAGGGAATGGAATGACCATGCGTATTACATCGACGGTGGAGTGGATGGAGACGACCGTGCTGACTACAAGGAGGCAATGGAACGTGAGGAAGGAGCCGTCATTGTGGCAAGTTACGGAACGTTCTCAACTGGAATCGACCTCAAGAAGGTCAATAATATAATATTCGCTGAAAGTTATAAATCTGAAATCACGATCCGTCAATCGATAGGTCGTGGAATGCGTAAGCTTGCTGGAAAGCATGAAGTCACGGTGTACGATCTAATTGACGATCTTGACGGATACATCGTGAAACACGGAAAAGTCCGCGAAGCAATTTATCTTAAGGAAAAATTCATTGTGTCAAAACACAGTTACGATCTAAGTAAGCTTAAGGGTTAACTAGCTTTATCGTAAAGTCACGAGCATCTCCGAATTCAGAAGAAGACCAGGTGCTAACGTAAACGTCCAACTTTCCTACCTTGATGGGGTTTTGTTCAAAACCTTCTCCCCAACCGTCAGAGTATTGACCGGATAACCATTCTTTCATTTCTTCAACTGACAAATCCGATGTTGCGTTAACCTCAACTCTAAACATTCCGTCATCGGTTACCTCAACCGCTTTGATTGACTCAACTCCTGGAATTTCACAAAACTGAACAAGATCAGTCTCATTGAAATCTTCAATCATTTCATCAGCTATATCAGCTGGATCAATACTGGTGTATTGAAGAGGTTGCGGACGATTGCTAGATTGACGACTCATGCTCTGAATTTCGCTCCAAACATCATCAAAGAATTCATCATCAGTTATTTCTTCATCTTGAAATTGTTTGTATTGCCATTCGAACTCTGCTTCATACCCAATTTCTCCCATTGCTTGCATGAATTGGTTCGGATCTCCCCATTGCATTGCATTTTCAGCGTATGCCTCAATGTCTTCTCTAATATAGATTGGCGATTCAAATATGAACGCGTGAGTTGTTGGAAAACCCATTGTCCCAAGTTCACGAGTTGAAGTATCATCCATCGTGGGAGTGTCAGTTTCAGAATTACGATCAAAATCGAATTCTAACTGTTTTTCAGTTGTGAACTGTTCGAATAGTTTAATGTGTTTCATTTATCTTTGCTTTATTTTATGAGTAAATATCGGTAATCCAATCATAGAAAAGATCTTCAGCCTTTTCTCTAAATCTTTCAATTTCTTCTGTTATGACTGCCAGGTCTTCCTTGATTTCAGTAAGTTCAGCGAGTTCCTTATTGACCCAGTTTAGCAAGTCTTGCCTAGATTTCATTGCCTCTTGACCATTCTCAAGCTCATCAGCGCTAATCAAGCCCATATCGGCAAGCTCCTTAATGTCTGGATTGCTCACCAAATTCTTAATTAGTTCAAGATCAGAATCGCCGTTGATGTAGTTCAAATAGTCTTCTATTTGATAACTTGCATCGTCTTCAATATTATCATGAGTCGCTTCAGGGTAAATTAACAACCAACCTCCGCTCTTACCGCCTGCTCCAACATCTTTTATCCATGAAAATGATTGTTTGTAGTCTTCAGCGTGCACTTCGTAAGTTCCTTCCATGTATCTAGCCCAGTCTTCATACATCATTTCATCATTAACATCCTCCAAGTCGTCTTCTCCTCTTGCTCGTGCCCATTTCGCTAAGTCTGGGTATTCATGAATTTTCATGTTCAACGCGTAGTGAGCTCTACCGCCCTCTCTTTCATACCAGTACTTGTTCTCCAGATCATTCAGCGCATTAGATAGTTCTTCTAATTTACCAATGACTTCAGTATCTTGCAGTTGATCTAACTTATTTAAGTAATACGAGCCAACATCTCGATTCGCTCTTTCCAATATGAATTGTGAAAACGTAAATATTCTATTACCTAGCATTCCTCGCTTTACTTATTTCAATCGCCTGTAATTGCTTTACTGCTTTTTTACGGCTTGAGTGAGTTCCCAATACCTTGGTCCCCTTTTTGTTCTTTACTTCCCATTTATCTCCGTGCTTAACGATTTTTTCGTTCATCTCGCTAAACTCTGAAAAACTATGAACCTTATTTTCCTGAATCGCTAATTCCAGCTGTTTGACCTGTGCAACCGCGACTGGTTCTGATTCGGTACCGCAATTGCCAAAGGCAGCTGCGCAGGTTTCAACTTTTTTGACTATCTCGGCTACCTTATCTTTAATAACCTCAAGCTTTTGAACTTGAACTGTCGTTAATTCAGTCGTATTTTCTTCGATCATGTACAGATACTCAAGAAACTGGTCAATTTTTTCCATTTACAGTGATATTTTTGAGGCAATTACGATGCCGAGTATTAATTTAGCGTAAACTAATTTAAAGTGAAAGTAGGTGAATATGATGTTTAAATTCTCCTTTGAGACAGAGATCACGCCTTTTTTCGTGTACATCTTGTTCACCGAGTTTATTACCGAAACTGCTTCAGCTAAAGGTTTTCCTCCAAGTAGAGACTGTATGACTTCGTTAAAGGTTTCCTTGCTTAGTGATGCAGATCGGTCTTTGATTTGATGGAGCCATGCTTCTGCCTCCATTGCAATATCTCTCTTAAGGAAAATGTCCCTAGTCTTAAGGCCCTTGTCTAATCTCTTTGCAATTTTGTCTAGGCTTCGAATCGAGTCAGCAACATTACCTATCCATTCAAGCTCGTCAGAGTACATCGATATCACCATAGTTGATGGTGATCCGATATGGGTAAAATTTATTAAATTAGGGTTCGACTTTTTAAAAGTTGAAAAGTCTTCGTCAAACATCATGGCCATGACCGGCGGCGATGCTACTTCCATTGCAAATTCATCCCCAAAAGGAAAATTCTTCATAAATGGAAACGCCCTGTTAATCTTGGTTCTCTCAGTAGTGACTTCTCTCACCTGGCAACAAGCTTTTTGGTTATTTATTTGGTAAATTAAACCAAATTGTGTATTTAAAGTACAACAAGTATATGTCAAAACAACTCGAACAACAAATCAAATCTCTAGATCTAAAGCAGAATGCAATAAAGATCTTGATTAATTCATTTTACGGCGCCTTCGGCAATAGATACTTCTATTTTCACAATAATGATATTGCCCAGTCAATCACTTTGCAGGGACAAGACCTGATCAAGTTCTCGATCAAAGCGGTCAACCACTATTTCACTCACAAGTGGCATTTGGATACTGAACTTCACGAAAAGCTTGGAATTTCTGGCATGAAGGTCAATCAAATTGAAAGAGAAGCAGCCGTTTACACTGATACTGATTCGGTTTATCTGTGTTTTGATTTTGCAGTTCAATCGGTTGAAGGCCTGAATTTATCCGACCGTGAAGCTCTTGAATTTTGCTTGGGAATCAATCGCCATCGATTGAAACACTATTTTGAACAGGCTTTTGAAAAGTACGCATCTCATTTCAACACAGATAACCGTCAAAACTTTGAGCTTGAAAATCTTTCGCGTGCAGGCATTTGGCTCGCAAAGAAAAAATACGTGCTAAAAGTTTCTTATAAGGACAATAAACATGAGCGTCTTCTAGACAAAGAATCTCTAATCATCAAGGGGCTTGAAGCAATTCAAGCATCATATCCAATTTGGGCACGTAAACATTTACAAGATCTTTACTGGGAACTCTTAGATTTGGGATATAGTTTAGATCTTGAAAGAGACCTAATCCCAAGGCTCATGTCTCTCAAAGAAGAGTGCAGTCAACTCACGATTGATGAGATAGCCTTCAACTTCTCAGTTAGAGTTTACGAAGATTACGTTAAGAAACTAAATCCTCTTGAACTCGAAACTGGCATGCCAATTTACGGAAGAGCAGCAGCTTACCATAACCACCTAATTAAAAAGACAAATAATCAAAAGTACAATCTAATTCGTAGCGGTTCAAAGATTAAGTTCTACTATGCTGCTGCTAATGAACATAATTTTGATATTTTCGCCTATGCGCCAGGAGCCTTTCCTGAAGAATTCGCAATGCCTATGGATAGAGATCAACAGTTCTTTAGATTAATCGTTGAACCTATTAATAAGCTATTAGTAGCAATGGGATATTCTGAGTTGACCCCAAGTCTTGCCCGAAAGGTTGACATAATCAAATCAAGAAGCCGCAGTAAGGAGTTCACTCCAGAAGAAACATTCCCATTGTACGCAGTCAGCTCAGTCACTCTAGAATACGCTGAGATTCCAGAAAGCTGTCAAGATTTCATCGGTAATCCTGATCTGCAGGTTCCTCCAGCAATTTTTCCAATCTATATTTCATCAATTTCAAAATTTGGATTGAATACCGTAATTGTTCCAAAACATGAACTTAAGAAGTATCGAGATCGAGTTGCAAAAAAATTAGGAATTGAAGTAGAAGATCCTTTTGCGATTTCAATTGAAACGATGCAAGACTACTTAAGACAAAACGGGTGGACTGAAATCATTGATAGCCCAAGCGGAGGTTCATGGTTGCAAACTGAAAAGTATGAAAAGGCGCTTAAGAGCGGAAAGGATGTTTACAAAATGGGGTATGATTTAGAAAAAGCCTACAAGAGTGCAATAAAGCCAAAACCTGTTAAAAAATCCGAAACGGTAGAATCCGAATGATAGTTCAGTTAAATCCAACAATACCATTAACTACACCGAAGGGAGAGGGTTATGCTATTGCCGTGATAGACTATGGTGAAGATCATGACCTAAAGTGGGTGGTCATTCAGACCGAAACTGGCGAGATCTGGACTTGGAATAACGGTGATGTCCGTGGAGTCAAGAACATTACTAACGGGAGAGTTAACATAAGTAAAATTAAGAATGAAGATTGAGGAAGTAGCGGCCTTTTTAGAAATTCTCTTACGCAAGAGGTTTCATGATGTACCGGAAAAACAAAAGATTGAAGAGCACAGCTCACGTAAGTTAAATTTTGCGTGTCCAATATGCGGCGACTCTGAGAAAAAGGTCTCCAAAAAACGTGGTAACCTCTACTTGGATACTGGGGCTTACAAATGCTTCAATGACGGCTGCATGGCCTACTTGCCAATAGGTGAGTTCATTGCCCGAATGAGTAAGGAACATGGTATCATGTTGCCGAGCTTCTTATTAGATGGCGATTATCAACCTGTGAAAGTAAAAAGGGTTGAGAACCAGCTTTTGAGATTCTTAACCTCTGATACAAGCCAACTCGTAACCATCACCGACATCATTAACCGGTTCTCATTAAAGAGGCTAGACCTTGTTCCGGAAACATCGACCGCATTTCAATACATCAAGTCCAGGGATCTTAACTTAATCGAGGATTTTGGTGATTGCCTCTATACTGATGCAAGCGATAATAAGGTTTACATATTTAATTTTGATCGCAAGTCAGGTAGATTATTAGGCTTTGCAATTCGCAGCCTGGACCCTAATTCTGATCGAAAGTATATCATCAAGTCCTACACCGATCTCTCTATTATTTTCGCTCAGCGTGGATTGAGCAAGGAATTGGTTGAGGATGCTAACTTCTTGAACAATTACTTTAATATCTTGAACGTTGATTTCACCAAGCCGATTCTAATGACTGAAGGCCAGTTCGATTCACTGTTGCTGGAGAATTGTATTGCAACTTCCGGTGCTTCAAAGGCTCGTAGCATTCTTGCAAACTTGGGAGCAAAGGGAGCTACTCGAGTGGTGTTTGATCGTGATAAAGCCGGCAAAACCCAAATGATGAATTTCATCAAGCAAGGCTACTCAGTTTTTCTATGGAACAAGGCAATCGACTTTCTAAAAAAGAAATACTCTTCAATTGATGAACTAAAAGAGATTCAAAGAATCAAGGACATCAATGATATGTACTCATTCATTCATTCCAAGGACTCCGAGTACAGTCCGCGTGATTTTAATCAATGGATCAATAGCTATTTTAGCGAAACCGTGTTTGACATGGCGTACCTATAAATAACTATATGAAACCTAAAGAGCAGAAGAGCATCAAGACCTTCTTAAAACCACGAGCCGGATCAATCAGACAGGGCTATTTTAAACCAGCATTTCCTGAAAAATACGTCGGCGATCCAACCCAAATCATATTTAGATCAAGTTGGGAATTCAAGTTTCTTAAGTGGTGTGATCACAGCCCAACCGTAATCAAGTATTCAAGCGAACCCGTTGGAATTCCCTATTACAGCCCGTTGGACAAAAGGGGCCACACCTATTACATTGATTTTTACGTTGTGACAAAGGATAATGAAGGTCGAGAACAGGCATGGCTCATTGAGATTAAGCCTGACAAGTACACTAAGCCCCCAACCGCACCTGAGCGAATGACTAATAAACAGACCGCAAACTATGTTTATGCTGCAAAGCAGTACATTGTTAACCAGGCCAAATTTGAAGCAGCAAAAGAATTTGCATCAGTTAGGGGATTAAAATTCGGAATAATTACCGAAAACTTTCTGTTCAAATCAATATAAAAGATAGTAATGGCAATACAGCAAATAAAGGACTACATCGAAACCGGCAGGGTCGAGAACTTCGCTCAACCAGGTCCAAATTATCGGTTCTCTGAGGAATCGATACAAGTACCTTTCCTGATTCCAGGTCATGTCTATACGTTTGTTGCAAAGACCATCAAAGGAAATGATGGATTGCCTAGCCTAGATGACTACACAACAGGCCAGAGCAAAGGAACTAAACCTTATGTTGACAATTATCCAATCTTCATTTCATTAGGAAGTAGCGGGCCGATTGAATTTGGTCTGAACATCAAAGTAATGCCTCAGCAACTAAGACGAAGATTCATTCAGACCTACTTAAATCGGATTCTACCTGTGCTGTCTAACCTAACTGATGACAAGGGAGAATTTATAGAATACCAAAAAAGAATCAGGCAACCAGAAATGAATCCGTTCGGCTCGGTGAATAAGAACTTTGTAATGAGCATCAGCCCGTATTCAGGTATTAAATTTGAGTTCCTGGTTGATAAATATAACAGAGACGAAATGAGATACTTGAGCTTGATAGATTGGCCGAATGTGCCAAAGGTCGGGGAGATTAACTACTCTCGTGATGAATCTATTGCGACAAGATCACAAATTTCAGACTTTTTGAAATAACATAACATAAATAAATGGCAGGATTTTTAGATAGCAATCCAGTAAGAGGACTTAGATCAGGTTTAACAGCACTCAGCCGATTCGGTATGAAGTACGATGATCTACTCGTTAAGAATTCCCAAGCAATCGGTTACATTGAGGGCCAGCTAACGGGATTCAACAATTCGTTGGGCGACGACCTAATGAAAGCAACCCTTGCTCTATCGGACACTACGTCTTCACTCAAGAACAAATCAATTGCATTCTTTCAATTGGACTACGTTCAAAAAAGAGAACGTCTTCGTGATCTTGCATCAAACGGCGAGATTGAATTCATTATTGAAACGATCGCGGACGATGCAATCGTCTTCGACCAAGATAATCGATTCTGTTATCCAAACGATCTAGTTGGGGAAATCAACTATCGTGGAAAGAACAAGGACGAAAGATTGAACTACCAGCAAAAAATCTTGGACAAGTACCAAGAAAATTTCGAAAAGATCTATAACGCATGGGGATTTGATCGAGGTATTTCCGCCTGGCAGTATTTCTATCAATGGTTGATTGAAGGTCACTTGGCCTTTGAAATCATCTACGATAATTTGACGAATCCTAAGGACATTATTGGTTTCAAGGAGTTGGACCCATCGACACTCTATCCTGAAGTTAAAAAGGACTCAAGTGGTCGTATTTACCTACAGTGGGCTCAACGCGATCCAGTCAATCGAATGAATCGTACCCTAACTGATTCGCAGATCATCTATATCTCGTATTCAAATGAATTTAGAACAAAAAGAGTTAGTTTTGTTGAGCGTCTGATTCGTTCGTTTAATCTATTGCGCCTGATCGAGCACTCAAAGGTCATTTGGCACACAATGAACGCTCCAATTCGTTTGAAGACGACTGTTCCAGTTGGAACCAAGTCAATGCAAAAGGCGAAAGAGGATGTTCGTGAATTCACAAATACTCTAAAAGAAGACATCACGTTTGACGGCAGCTCAGGAGAATTAATGGTGGACGGTAAGCCCAACATCTTGTTCTACAAGAACTACGTTTTACCAAAGAATGATCGTGGCGAAGCAATCGATATTGAGGCGCTCGAGTATCCAGGACCAAACTTATCAGGTTCTGAACTCTTGAAGTACTTCCAAGATAAGTTAAAACTTGATTCTAAATTGCCGTATTCTCGTTGGTCCGAGAATCAAGGTTCCTACACAATGAACGCTGAAGGAATCTCAAGGGAGGAAATTCGATACAATAAATTTGTCAAGCGTTTGCGCTCAGCTTTTAAAGAGCTTGTTACCAAACCTCTTTACTTGCAAATGTGTTTGGACGTGAAGGACCTTAAGTCCGATCACCGATTCGCGAATGCGGTTGGTTTAACGTGGCACGATGATAACGTATTTGAGGAAATCAAGACTCAAGAGCTACTTAACAAGCGCCTTGCGACACTTAATGCAATGAAAGCCGTTGTTAACGATGAAAATAAACCTTACTTCTCAACCGAGTACCTGATCAAGGAATACTTAAAATTGAGTGATGAAGATATTGCCAAGAACAAGAGTTATCAAGCTACTTCTGAAGGCGAAGCCGCTGCTGGAGCAGCAGGTGGAGCCGGGTCAGCCGCTGCTCCAGCAGGAGGCGCCGCTGCTACACCAGCTGGAGAAACTCCGGCTTCTGGAGAAACTTCATCAGAAGTAGGAACTAAGGGACAATTGTAACCTTTTAATATTTTATAAATGCTAATAAGAAAAGTAACAGTGATAGGTGGGGCCGGATTCATCGGATCTCACCTAGTCGAACTATTGATAGAGAAAGGCTTCTTTCCAGTCGTCATCGATAATTTTTCAACAGGCAAAAGATCTAATTTGCCAAATTCAGGTATTGATGTAATAGATCTCGACATTACTGAGGATCCCCAGAGGATCGCTGAGATGATACATGGATCAGAATGCGTATTCCATTTAGCCGCATTAACCTCTGTCCAGGAGTCATTAGATCACCCTGACCGATATACTAAAGTTAACGTCGTTGGTACAGCAAATGTTCTTGAAGCCTGTAGAATCGCAGGAGTAAAAAAGCTCGTGTTTAGTTCGACCAGCGCGATTTACGGAAACACTGCAAAGTTCCCGACAGTTGAGACTCAATCGCCTGATCCAATCTCAGCCTATGCTCTATCTAAATTAGTCGGTGAAACTTATGCAAGGTATTATGCCGAAACTACTGACGTTACGACCACATGCTTAAGGTATTTCAACGTGTTCGGCGAAAGAACCAATCCCAGCAGTTCATACCGCTCAGTCATTCCAATCTTTTTAGACCAATTTAAAAACGGAAAACCGTTAACGATCACCAATGACGGCCTTCAACAAAGGGATTTTGTCTATGTGAAAGACGTTGCTCTTGCAAACTTAAAGGCAATGAATCACACTCGAAGATTCGATGTTATTAACATCGGCGCCGGTAGAACATGGGCAGTCAATCAAATCGCTGACATGATTTCAAAACGTCGAGAAAATATTGGATTTAGGTTGGAACCAAAGATTAGTTTAGCTGATGTAAGTAGAGCTCAGTCCGTTTTAGATTGGACAGCTTCCACCGATTTAGAAGTGTGGATTAAAGATCAAATAGCGTCGCGAACGCTGACTGGCCGTTAATCTTAATATCAAGGCCTAGTCCAACTTTGTAAGGATCAGCGATATCGTCAAGTGTGAATACTTTAGCGTCTATATTATAAGGCTTTGATAGCAAAACAAATTCTGATATTTGAGAATTCGCCTCTGCTTCCATCTCTGATAAATTGGAAAATTCAAACTCGAAAAGGTATTTTTCAGCATTGAATCCAATGTCTTCACCCAAAACTTCACCTGATCTAGTCAGCAACACCATTCTAACCTGTTGAATAGCGTTTTCCAGTGAATCATTTGATTCAAGGGTATCAGCCGTGTAGTTAGGATCCCCTGGCGATCTTAAATATAAATCTTTTCCAATAGGTTGAATAGTTACCATACGTTAATTACCATCTAGCGAAGAACAAAAAGTCCGCTGTATTTTCTCCCTTCATCATCTCAATTACCTGGTTAAGCTCATTTTCAGCTTTAGTAACGAGATTCGTGTAGTTGGGCTTTATTCCACCCGGTAAATTATAGTCAAATGTCGTCAATAGATCGCCCAATCTTAATTTAGCCTTGGCTCTTACGTATCTTTGAAATAATTCGTCGTTATAGAGATCGTCCGATGGAACTTTTTTTGCAATTTGTAAAACAACTGATGAGGTTCTTGGCGTTCTACCCAAAATCATCAGTTTTCGAGTATTCTTATTGTAGTCATAGGCTAGAGTATCGATCGTAAATCCTTTAACTAAATCTAAAAACGAGAACACTACTGTTCTGTACATAATTGATTCACCAATGAACGGCGTTAAGAATACTTCAGAGCCAATGAATTTATTGTCAGCGAAATCGACGTCCATTGTTCCAAACATCGAGGTTGTGCCCTTTGCTTCTTTTACTTCATGTACGAATGCAACGCAATCCGGTAATTGAATCGTTCTCTCCTTTTTGAAAAGCGGGTGGTTGAACACAGCAGAAGGAATCACCATGTATCTTGCCTCAACTGCATGTCTCCAATTGTCATGAAAATATCTTTCAGCATTGGTGATAATACGCTGTATTTCCTTTTCCGGAATTGAGTAAGGTAGCGCTTTTGCAAATGTCAATTCCTCCTGTATGTCGAGTACTAATTCGTCTAAAGTCATTTGACTTGTGTATTTTTAGATAGCTTTGCTAGCCTTGTTCTTTTGCTCTATTTGCTGTTGAACCTGCTTGATTCGGCTCAAGATAGAAAGACGTTTGTCATCCGTGTCAGCATTCGCTAACTCTTTTCTAAGTTCGCGAGTTGCAGTGATTGCATCCATCTCAGATTGAGTATCCGCTGAACTTTCCTTGATCGGCTCAGTTACCGTTTTTGTGTAATCCGGTTCAGTCGCCTTTATTCCAGTAGACAGGCTTGCTCGCTTGACCTGATCAATTGATTTCTCCTTTTTTACTGGAGCTGCAGCTTTAACATCAAGCGCAGTTTTCGGATCTTCAAGTTTCGGACCCTTTACGAATGAATCGAAGTTTAAAATTTTGTTACTCATAGTATTTGTCAATTTTTATTATTTATCGCTGCTCTGATCTGGTTCAAATATTCCATCCACGAATTCGTTGAACGTTAGTACCTTTTTGGTCTTTGGGTTGACTCCTATTCCTGGAGTATTGTTCATTTTCATGTCCCTTCTTGAAATCGGCTGGGTCGCTAACCAATGATTCGGAATTCCACCCATGTGAATATTAATCGGAGTCGGTTGAATATTTGGATCATTACTCTGGGTGAAAGCTGCTGCGGGTACTGACCCTGTGCTATTTGCCATATTTTTAGCGTGTTCTTTCATAGGATTATTTATTCGGGTCTAACCAAAATAAAAAAGCCCGATTTCTCGGGCTCATTCACTTAATTAATTCTATATTAGTATTCTGGGCTCCAGTTACGATCTCCGCAATTAGAACATCTCATTCTAGGATTCTCTGCAATCTCTTCGTGTTCTGCACGTTCTCCGCACGTATCACAAGAGTACGCAGTAGATTCATTAACGTTTAAATTTTCAACGGTGACTTTAAAAATCACCTTATCCATATTTAATTCCCATGTACCGGTATTTTGCATGCGGGATGCTCCAATATTAACCGGCTTGCTATAAGTCTCGGTTTTACCACCGTTCATGAAAGTAACCTTTGTTCCGTTTGAGGAAAACGTTCCGTTTTTTGCAGCAGGGCCTAGTTTGTGACTAATCCAACTAGCTAAAGCATGGTCCATCACCGAGTATTGATTACCTGGACCAGTTGCAGGCTTTCCCTCAGTAACACGTAGGTTTGCAGCAGCTTCCATCATGCACTCTGTCATGTAAGAACCGCATTCATTCAAATACGATTCGTAAGTGTGCATTGGATCCTTGTCCTCATCGCACATTTGAGCCTCTTTAATCAAAATTTCTTCGCAAATCGTCTTAACAGCTCTCTTTGCCTCTTCTGACATTGCTAGATTGTAGCCTTCTTCCATTGGATTCCAACACTCATTCACGAAACTCTGAAAAGACTCAACGACCTTTGTTGATTTGCTTTTTCTTAGCAATTCAAAATCATTTTTGTCCAACTTACCGTTTTTATTCTTATCAAGTTTCTTTTGACCCTTAGTTAATTTTTCAGAAACAGGTTCAATCATTGGACCTGGTACAGGCTTACGAAGTTCTTCGTGTCTAACTTTATCTACGAATCTAACTAATCGGCGTTGAATGTTATCTGGAAACTGCCCAGTCTTGTCAACTCGACCGTCTGAATATATTACAATTCTTGCAAAAATTCCACGAGCTTCGTGAAACTCTATTGAAATCGACTGTTGATAATCATCAGAACTACCCATTCCGGTCTTTTTGACCTCAGCTGTAACATCATCTCCGAACATGCTTGCGATTGATTGAGCTTCTCTCTTGATTTCTGGGCTAATATGAGTTTCAAAAGAACGTGCTTGTTGCAATACTTTATTACGTCTGAATCCCTCTTTTTCTGGATCAAGCTCCTTTTCTTTATCCCAAGCTTTTATGAAAGCACTACGTTTAACCGCATTAGAAATCTCGTCAACTTGGCTAGATTCTTCCATGCCAGAAACGATTTCAACCTCAACTGGAATTGAGTACTCGTGATCGCCGTGTTGAGCGATCAACATTCCGTCACCGTCATAGTCAAATCTCAACTCAACTTCTTGACCGTCGTGTGTTTTTATTAGGATCATGGCATGATCATCACCATGTCCACTTAATGATAATATTTCTGGATGAATTGATCTTCCCTCGTGTGATTCTGGAATGGGCTCTCCCATCATGAATTTAGGTATTCTCTTGTTACCGAACTTTCCCATTTAATTATGGATATTTTTGGTTATTTATATGGACAAGTCAACCGAAACGACGCCCTTATGTGAAACCGCTTCGCCCGCGCATTGATTTGCGAACTTAATTGACTCTAAGATGTCACCGGTTTTGGCGTATTTTGCCACCAGGCCGGCTAAAAATGTGTCCCCTGCGCCAGAAACGTCCTTAACCTCAACTCTTTTTGTTTGCATCACTTTAATTTTGCCTAAGTCCGCACCCTCTTCTCCCCTAGTGACTATGATCTTATCTAAACTAGAGCTAATGAAGTCTTTATCGTGCTCGGGATTTGCGAACTCCTTTTTATTGATCTTAATGTAGTCAAATTCCTCTGCCCATTTGCTCAAAGGCTTCTTTGTGTCAATAAAACTGATCTTTGCTATGCATGCAATATCCGATAAATCATCCTCCGTTAAGAAACCTTTGTTGTAATCTGATACAACCACAATGTCAGCCTCATGTATCATGGAAATCACATCAGGGGTTAGCCTGAATGGATCAACTGGCCCATCCTTATCGACTCTCAATATAATATAATTGGAAGCGGTGTCGACGAACCTATGCTTAATGATATCGCCGGCGAATTGATGAAGGAAGCTGATTTGCCAAGAGTTTGGGCAAATTTTGGTTAGATTTGTGTATACGTTACCTGCCATTCCACGATTCTGTATCACTTGATTTGATACGAAAACCGGTGTTGGGGCTTCTGGATTAAGTCGAGTGCAAATCCCGTACTCAAATATGTCAGTGCAGTCCTCGCCTATAACTAATATGTTAGCCATGAGTCTTTAGTATTTTTGAAGTCGATAGATCTTCGAATCTATCAAAATATTTTACTTCGTCAGCCCATTCGGATCCGATTACTCTTTTGCCTAGATAATCTGACCCTACTACCATCACTGCTGGTTTAAACGATTTAATGTGTTCAATTAGTTCGTTATCGGTTCCAAAGGTTACGACCGAATCCACGTACTTGATGGATTTTAAAAAGTCAATTCGATATTGACAATTATTTATGGGTCTTGGAGAGCCCTTTAATTCAGTAACTCGATGATCGCGATCGATTCCGACCACTAGTACATCACCGAGACCCTTTGCGAATTCTAGGAGTTTGATATGACCCATGTGCATCACATCAAATGTTCCGTTAACCCACACAACTTTCATATTTCTTCGATTCTTTTTGATTTATCGCAAATGAGAAGATCATAATGAGGTTTATGATTCATTTTAAGCTCATGAAATTTGCAGCCCCACTCATGCAACTGAACTAGAGTTAGAACACTCCAATCCTTTTTGGAAACTTGACCTCTGGCTGTGTAATAAATGATCTCATGACCCTCATCGAAGAGTCGATTGATCTTTGCGATATTTTCAGATATTGGTTTAGCACGACTATACTCTGACTCTTGAGTACAGATGGTGCCATCAATATCAACGTAAATTATTTTTGACTGTCTCCCTTCCATACTCTATAAGAATCTTCGTCAAAATGTTGAGTTGATACTTCAAATACAACTCCATCCTCAAGCGCTTCAAGCTGATGAGGTTGTCCAGGCCTCTGCCTAACCACATCTCCAGATTTTAAAACCTGTTCGTGTACTTCAGCGTTTACAGTATCAATCCATCTGTAAACAAATGAGCCTTTGTCAACGTACCAAGTTTCATCCTTAATCATGTGATAGTGCATTGAAAACTTGAAACCCTTTTTAAAGATCAAGAGCTTTCCGCAGTACTTTTCGTTATTTTCAATTATGATCTCTTCTCCCCAACCTTTCGGCACTCTGCACCCTTCACAAACCGTTGGCTTAATTCTCTCCATCTTGTTCTGATTTTTTTAAGTAGTCCAGGTATTCTGGAACCCCAGTATCGATATTGTGCTTTGGTGTCCATCCGCTAAGCCATTCATTTGAGTTACTAACCGTAAAGAATTGATAGCCTTCAGGTATTTGAGACTCGTCCGCATATTCAAAAGGAATCTGCATAAGATTAAGCACATCTTCAAAAGATCTACTTTCTCCACTACCTACATCGAAGTGATTACCTTTAAAGTACTCGTAATGAGCCCATGCGTGCATGTTAGCATAGACTATATCATCAACATGAACAAAGTCTCTGGTTGGATTCTTTGGAAATAGAATCACTCTTTCTCCTGCTTTGTGTTTTAAGTACGATTGATATGCAACTGATGCCATTCGACCTTTATGTTCTTCGCCTGGCCCATAAACGTTAAAGTATCTCAATGCAACTCCTCCAGTCAAAGTCACAACGTCTTCTGCTGCATACTTACTCCAACCATATAGATTCGAAGGATGCTTTCCATCACTTCCGTAATTCGCAGCTGATGAAGAATAAATGAGCTTGCACTCAGTATAACTGCAGTAACTGGCAAGAATCTTAGTAGATTCATAATTGAGCTTCATCATGTAATTGACATCCTTCTCTAGAGTATCGGAACATGCACCAACATGGAATATTACGTCTGGTGAAAGGTCGGCAACAATACTTGCAAGTTCTTTCTGCCAGTCTTCAGAGTTCATGAAGTCGTCCACATCAATTCCGAATACTGTAAAATTGCGGTCTAATTTTGAAATGAGTCTTTTTGCAATAAATCCGTTATCGCCAGTTACTAGTATCTTCATTACTTAATCGATAATTTTTCGTCCTTTGATTTACATGTGATTACTAAATGATCACCGTCCTTGATGTTACCGTCAATGTAGGCTTCAGCGATTAGGTCCTCAACGTAAGTTTGAATTGCTCTTTTTAGAGGTCGAGCTCCGAATTTTTCGTCATAACCTTTTTCAATCAAGAATTCTTTTGCCTGTTTAGTTAATTCAACAGAGTATCCGTTTTCTTTGACTCTTGAGTAGAGATCAACTAATTCAGTCTCAACGATTTTAGCGATATCTTCCCTCTTTAGAGATTCGAATATGATAATGTCGTCCAAACGATTTATGAATTCCGGTGCGAACTGTTTGCTAACAGCTTTTCTTAAAACACCGGCCGCGATTTCTTTCTGCTTCTCATAGTTATTACCAGTCGCAAAGCCTATTCCATTTCCAAACTCCTGTAACTCTTTAACTCCAAGATTTGAGGTCATAATGATCACTGTATTCTTGAAATCGATCTTGCGACCAAGTCCATCAGTCATGTGACCTTCATCCAATACTTGTAGTAGAGTGTGGAAAATATCAGGGTGAGCTTTTTCAACTTCATCCAATAGAACGACTGAGTAAGGCTTACGTTTTACGCGCTCAGTCAATTGACCTCCCTCTTCGTATCCAACGTAACCCGGAGGAGCTCCCAATAATTTAGTAGCATTGAACTTTTCTCCGTATTCTGACATATCAATTCGGATCATTGCATCCTCTGAATCGAACATGAATTTGGAAAGTTGTTTTGCCAATTCTGTTTTGCCTACTCCAGTTGGGCCCAAGAACATGAACGTTCCCACAGGTCTCTTTTTGGATTTTAGACCAGCTCTAGAGCGCTGAATTGCTTTAGTTAATTTAAGCACAGCTTCTGACTGACCAATTATTCTTGATTCCAACCATTTTGCCATGCTCGCAAGCCTTTCCAATTCCGATCCAGTTAATCTAGTGATCGGGATACCTGTCATTGTTGAGATCACTTGTGCAATATCGTCTTCCGTTACAGTCAATCGATTGACCTTCAAAGACTCTTCCCACTTGATTTTTTCTTCATCGATTTCCTTCTGCACGGAGAGAGCGTCATCTCTTAGTCGAGCAGCGGCTTCGTATTGTTGAGAATCCACTGCTTTTTGTTTTCTTGCAGTCGCTTCAACCAGCTTTTCTTCAAGTTTCTTAATTAAATCGGGTACTACGACGCCGTTGATGTGAACGCTTGAACCAGCTTCATCCATTAAGTCAATCGCTTTGTCCGGCAAGAACCTATCCTGTAAATATCGATCGCTATAGCTAACGCATGCATCAAGTGCAGCGTCCGTGTACTTAACTGAGTGATGATCTTCGTATTTAGATCGAATATTCTCGATGATCTGGCGTGATTGTTCCGGAGTTGATGGTTCTACCATCACTTGCTGAAAACGGCGATTCAGAGCACCATCCTTTTCAATTGAACCTCTGAACTCATCAAGAGTAGTTGCTCCCAAACACTGAATCTCTCCACGAGAAAGAGCCGGTTTTAGAATATTTGCTGCGTCCAACGAACCGCTCGCAGAACCTGCTCCAATCAAGGTGTGAATTTCATCGATGAATAGAATGATGTTTGGATTCTGTTGAACCTCATCAATGATCTGTTCCATTCTCTCTTCGAATTGGCCTCTATACTTTGTGCCAGCTACAAGATTCGCAAGCTCAAGCGAAACTATCTTTTTATCAAAAAGAACTCGAGGACAGGTTCTGTCCACTATCATTTTTGCTAAACCTTCAACTATCGCTGTCTTACCTACACCAGGTTCGCCAATCAATATTGGATTGTTCTTTTTTCTGCGAGCTAGAATTTGACTGCATCGCTTAATTTCCTTTTCTCTACCAACTACTGGATCTAGCTTACCTTCAATTGCTAATTGAGTTAGGTCTTTGCCGTATGAATCCAACATTGGAGTCTTTCCTGGTTTATTCACTTGTTTTGCCATATATTATTATTATACCATACTTTAGTCCCACCATCCTCGAATCCCGCTGCCGTCAAAATGACTATCCCAATCGTAATCTTCACGCTTTTTAATATTTTCGTAGTCCTGGCCCTTTAGTATTTCCCAAAGCTCAGCCCACTCAGTCTCTCCCAGCTCACGGGCTCTTTCAAAAACCTTACGATTGTGTTGCTTTTCTTCGGGCGTATCCTTATCGACCATTTGATAATACGACGGATGGTCTGGAGCCGGCTCAAATTCAATGTCATGTAGCACTAACTCGCCAAGCTCAGCCTCTGCCATGTCTATGTACAGATCATCATTGTAATTCCGGATAAGCTGTGAAGCTCTACGCATTTTAGCAACCTTCTTTAGTCGACTCTCGTCAACCTCAATACCTTGAGATTCGATTTTGTCCGCCATTTGATCTAATGCGATTTGCAGATGCATCAGTGGACCGTGATGATCCCACCAATAAGTATTCCATAGAGATTTCCTAAATAACCAAACATTCCTAATGAACCTAGGAATGTCGTATCGGATTGTCTCGTAAGTTTTATACCACCAAGTGTTGTGGAGGATCAGCGTCTTTATACTCTTCGCAAAAGAGTCTGCAAATTTAATTTCCATTTGTAATGTGTGAATCTTTTTGAATTGAGTCAATTCGTGTCAATGATTGACTTTTGCTTATGATTAGAGCGTTATCACAATGCCGTCTTGAACATGGAACCTCAATTCGGATTGTGTCACGAACAACACGCTCAACTACTCTTTCAATCCTAACTGTGTCCGCTCGGTCAATAGAATCCTGTATTTGTACTATAGGTCGATTCTCAATTGCCTGTTTTATTCCAAAATAGAGCATGGAAGAGCCAAGTACAATAAGTCCAATCACTATGGTTGAACCCAAGAGAGTGAGTCGCGTAAACTTATTCATCGATTTTTACCAATATTGTTTTTAAAGAGTGCTTAACGTTTTCTTTGAAACTTACTTCCATTTCAAGCCTGCGTTTTTCAAGCTCAATATTGAAAGCCTCATTCAATGATTTGTTAGTTTTTTGAGAAATACGAATGTTGTAACTAAATACATGATTGATCACAGTCAATTCAGTGTTGTCTAAAATTAGCAAAATTCGCTTTTCATCGTTTCTAACGTATTGCTTTTGAGAAATTGGACTCATTAACAGTTCGCTTTCTTGGCATTTAATCATCTTTCTAAAAATGACTGATGCATCTTTCTCTGCTTCGCCTGACCGAGTTTCGGATCGATCGGTTGGGTCCAACATTCGATGGACTTTGATGCTGATCTTTTTAGAAAGCCTCTTAAATTTATGAATCGACCTTTTGGTTCCTTCTGAAAATTCCTTTGTAAGTTCCATTTTTATTAATAAATTACCTTTAACTTTTTCCATTGAAAAACCCTCCCATTAGATTAATTATGAAGTTCTCATCAACCTCCTTGGGTTCAGGAAGTTCATACTCGACAAAATCGTCCGCGCATCTAAGTTCTTCAACGCATTTCCATAGGCTTGGAATATCATAGCAAATCTCATTGCCGTCCTTGTCCCAAGCTTGTAAAATCTCTCCGCTAAAGCTTTCTTTTTCGTAAAGATACCAGCTTATCCAGTCCTCACCGTCTTTTCCGTAGTATGCTCTCAACAACAAAGTTATTACGGCCGCGTAAGAATCATCGTAGTTGATTAGATCAACTCCCATCTCCGCCAGCTTAAAACTCCGATCGTTGTGTTCCTTAATTAGAGTTATTATCTTTTCGAATACTTCCAGTTTCATTTATGATTATCTTTGATTGATTTTCGACCTCAATAACGTACTCTTCTAGAGCAGTTTCTATCCCGGATGCTATTAGTACAGTAAGTTCTTCCTGAGAAGAAACCATTCCCATTTGTTGGGCTAGCGCCAGTGCCTGTACTGTTTCTTCAGCGGCTTCTCTTGCGATTTTTTCAATTAGTCCTTGAGTTTCCATGTTTCTTTTAGTTATTATACTACGTTTATTGTAAAAATTTCAAAATTTTATCCTTGACTCCACTTTGTTTGATTCCCTCCAATGATTTTGGAGTTAACACAAAATTCGTAAGACCCCAATCCCTTTCGGTTTCTCCCCAATGCTTGTCCTTATAGTGAAATCCCATGTTCAAATCATCAATTGCGACCCAATGAGTAACTTCCGGATGATCATGTAAATACTGCTTGATTTGAACCGCTCTACACTGTTCAAGATCCCAGTCCTTGGACCAGATAAAGACTTGGTCTAGGTGAGATGTGCAGTCCTTTAGATCTGGAGTGAATGCAATGGGTCTCTTCACAATGCCCTTCATCTCATAATAGTCACCCATCTCCTCGACAGTTGCCCATCTTGTCCAATCCGAACTTACGACGATTTCGGCGCCGGTCTCTTCAATGATTGAGTTAAGAACTGAGATAGCTTTTCTATTGAAATTATCGAATCTAACATCAACTGGTCCATTCTGAGCAAGCCCCTGTCTGGGATTAGCTTCGGTGAAGTATGCTCGCTGTTTTTTGTATCTGCTACCCCATTCAGTTGAGAGGCAAATCACTCCATCATGATCCAGAAATATTACTTTCATAGTCTTTCTTGATTTGATTGATTAGATCCTGAGGAGCCTCAATCAATTCGAATTTTTGGTCAACGAGCCCAAATTCTGGATTCTCGGTCAATTCCTTTAATAGGGAATCGTAATCAGCTGCGCTAGGTTTTTCAAAATACCCACAAAAGTGTAGCACATCGATTCCTTGTGAATCACCAATTCGCTTTACTGCAGCAATGCCGTGAGTAATGTCCATTATGGTTTTATCGTCTGATCTCATATACTGAATTTTCTGTTTTGAATCTAATTAGCTCGTAATAACCTTCATCGTCCTTTTTCTCTTCAACTATTTCAGTTACTTTAGTAGTTAGCCAATAGTCTTGAGCCGAGTAGCTTCGAGCTGTGACTGATCCGACTAATAATGAACAGCCGACTACTGGCTTGGAATCAACGATCTCTTTGAAAGTACCGTCTTCATTCCATGCAATTGCTTCGACCCTTTGGCCTTGCTCTTTAATTTCCTCGCGGCCGTCTTTGTGTATTTTAATTAGAGTTGGCATCTTCTTGTATTTTATGAAGTCGTGTGTAAACCTTTTCATCTAAAAGGTTTCTTAGCTTTCTAGAGTACAAGGAATAGGCTCCCTTACCGTCTCTTAGTAGGCGCTCTTCAAAGAGCCTTAATAATTTTCTAGCAGTAATCTCCTGTTGCGGAGTTTCGCAAGAGTTGATTACCTTTTCTATCCAGATTCCAACGTCGCCGTCGTGATTACTTGTTGCTGCCATGTAATTTAGTTTTTTTACGGTTATTAAATACGGCCTCACTGCGATCGATGGTTGACTGTCTGAATTGAACGCCCTTATCTGTTAACCATACTGAGCAGATCATGTTCTTATCTACCTGAAGGATCCATGCAGAACAATTCTCTTCGCCAGCTTTAGTTAACAGAGCCACCGCATTATCTAGTGAATCTATTTGAAATACGTGGCCAGTTTCATAAACCAACCATCTTCCAGGTACGCTGATCTCAGCAACCTTTGTTTGTGCGTTCAATGTAAGTGCAATCAAACACGCAATTATTAATATTAAATTTTTCATGATTTTTCGTCAATTATTTTAAGTTCAAGATCATCGTTTACCTGCTGTATTCCCATTTTAAACATCCATGTTTGTAGCACAGGGCCGGCATTGAATTCAAGATACTCGATCACAGGCTTACCTTCGTGATTTTCAATGTAATCCAGAGCTCTCGCTCGGATACACTCGGTGTACAGCTCCTTATCGCTTTTCCACATACTGATAGTATCTATAGGTTATTGTATCTTGAGGTCTTGTAGTTCCGGTAACTGGAACAATATCGCCATTATCTAGAACGGCATAGTATCTTGGTGAAATTTCGTCGTGAATGCTGACCGGTCGCTTTTTAAAGACGCTCACAATCACGTGTTTTTCGACTTTTACAGAAGATGGGCCTGCGCAGCTTGCAATCAGGCCTAAGACCAATGTTAATATGATTAAATTTCTCATACGAAAGATTCTTTTGTTATTGCAGCAATTCGGGCTTTTTGCTCGTTAGTTAACAACCAACGGTCTTCCCAAAGTTTATGTAATACAGTACCAAATTCCTGTTCAGAATAGGTTCCGCCAGAGAAAAGCTCTTCGGGAGTTTTTGGCGAATCATCGTCATCTCCAAATTCCTCCTTTAAATCTTCGTACATTCGCTGCTTGTCCCATGAGCTTGCTTCCCAAAGTATGTCATCAATATCGACATAGGTGGAGGCTTCTAGATTTCTGGGATGATACTCTCCATCGGGAATTGGAGTGCCGAACTCTTCTTCCATATCCTCCCTTAAGTATTCAACCAGTTTTCGTTTTTCATTTAGGTTCAGATCGTCAACCAATTCGGTGACATCGACTGTGACTCTTATGTCTGACATGATAGTATTGTTATTTGTTTAATTTACTTGTTAATACTGATGGATTCATCCGCCTAGCACGTCTATGACAACTATGTCAATTAAACTTGCTACTATTTTAAGTCTTTTACCGGATCTTATCATCATTAATATTTAGGTTATTATACTCAATAAAAACAAAAAAGTCCCCAATTGGGGACTTAATTAAATAGTGGTCGTAAAAATTAGCTTTACACAGATTTAAAAACTATGCTAACTAGTATGCCGGCAACTGCTGTGAATAGAATCCACAGAATTTTGGTTACCGTGCTCTTCCATGACATTAATTCCTTGTGTTCGTCAATGATGTTTTGAAAAGTCTTTTCGGACTCCTCTTTTCTTTTACGAAATTCGGTGTTCTTATTAACTCTGACAACGATTCCGTCCTCTGGATCTAATAGTTGCTTTTTGATCTGTCTCAGATCTTCATGCATGTCCTCTTGAGCAGATTCAATATTCTCAATCTTGTCCTGTATTGACTTGATCTCGCCGTTTGGCATCTTGTCCTTGATCACATCAAGGGCATCAAGAATGTCATTCATCATAGAGTCAATATCGTGATTGACTTCTCTGCGTCTTCCGCTCATCTAGGAAAAATTAGTCTTTTTTAGGCTCGTCATCCATCATGACGTTTGCATCAACGACAGGGGCATTAGCTTCTCCGTTTTCGTCATCCGTCATGTGAACTGCTGCGTCCGCTTCAGGCTCATCATCAATAGGCTCTTGAGCTGGAACTGGCATATCGTCACCAGTCGGCTCATCGCTAATTGGCTCGTCCATTACAGTAGGCAGTTCGTCTTGCATTGGCTCAATTTCAGAAGCTGGCATCTCTGGGCCAACTTGACCTTGTGCATTCTGCTTCACGAAATCCTCAAAGCTTAAGATTGTACTGTTATTAGTCTCCATTTTAGTGAAATAATTTGAGTTTATTTATCTGGGAAATTGGAACAATTTGAGCCTCGCTCTAGGCTAATTGTTATTCTGAGACTGGGGTTCCGCAATTAGGACAGAACTTCCAGCTTGATTTTTTGTGACGGGTGCCACAGCCTGTGCAGTACGAGCGGATTTCTCCCATCTCGACAGGTTTTTTGCTCTCGGGCAAGATTTGCCACTCGGAGGTGACGCTAGCCCAATCGCTAAAGTTGCCGTAACCGTTTGAGAACTCCTGTTTTGAATCGGAGCCCTGCTCAACTCGACCAGTTTCAAAGGACCCGGCAATACTTGAATTGCAGTAGTTCAAGCTAGCTCCAATTGAGCTTGTGAAAGTCGCTGGGCTTGATGAGTATGTGATTGTGCTTGGATAAAGCTGCCAGTTGGTCGTGCCTGAATTGCTTTTCCAGGCTGGAGAGATCTCGTCGTAAAAGAACACTTTGATCTTACCATTGTTTGCAACTGCTGCTTTCGCTTCAGCCGAATCCTCAACCTCGTAAGTTTCAAAGACAAGTTTCTTTGCTACGTCAATGAACCTTTCAAGATAAACTCGTTGGCCTGGTTTCAGGATGATGCCTGCTTCCGAAAGCCATTGACCATTCACCATGATCTTTGCAAGTACTTGGGTTGTTTTTGGATTAAAGAGCTCAATTTCGAAATTTGAACCCGTTTTTAAGTAGACCGTGTGGCCGTATGCCTTTAGTCTTCCTCTGCTCTTTGTGATGTGAGCGGTTGGTTGTGGTTGACTGTTAAAAGTATTGAATACTGCAGTCGAACCACCTAGTGTGATTGTTTGTTGGTACATAGTAGTTATGTTATTTTTGCGCATCTCATCGTAACCTTTAGCGATTACTCAAGGGCTCGTAAACCCGAGACGAACAGAGCGAGGCTCTATGTTCCAATAATATTTAACTAAGTTCCCTAAAAAAGTTTTTTACTTTCGTATCCACTTATTTTCAGAGGTTAGAGTAAAACTGCCAATGAAGCAGTCTGCTTTGCCCCATTCCTGAGGTGATATGAGGCTCAGTGTGTTCGTTCCATCAAAATCATATAAATGATAGGTTTTTCCAACGATTGGATCAAACGATATTTTAGATTCCCAAACCATTAGCGAATCGTTGAATTCAGTTGTTAGTTTCGCAGCTCTTTCAATTAGCTCAACCCGTTCTCTCTCAAAAACGTCCATCATCTTTTTGGACGACTCTGTTCGAATTAATGATACGTTGGGTAATTTGAATGCCGGGGCACCAATATTGGTTGGATAGGGCTTAAGATTTGCATCGTATCCATTTTCTTCTGACCAAACAACTAAATCGGGTTTTTTACTCATATCATTTTTACTCTACTTTAATATTTCACCACTTTGACGCTAAGCCCAGCCTTTTTCGCCAGCTCAATCATGTGGCCTGTGCCCTTGCTTTGACCGTCCCAGAAACATATACAGGAGTCAGCGTACTGAGCCATTTCAGCATTTCTCTTGAATCCAGCAGCCTTTCCGAATCTTTCCCAATCCGCTGGAAATCTTTTGACTGGCAGGTCCTTATCGATTGCATAATGCTCTCCCAGAAGATCAGCACCCTTTGCTCCACCCGACACAATCTCAACTCCTGGAACTCCTGAGATTAGCTTGCCCACTTCCTCGCATAACAAATCGTAGTTAACGAAATTTCTGCCTCCTGCAATTATGAGTTTCATCCTTGCTCTTTCATTAGATGTTGAGGTAGTTCCGATTCATTGAACGCTCGACATAGCCCAAAGTGGATCCATCGATTAATGAAATCGGTTGAATACTCGTTGGCATCAGTAATGACCTTTCCTTTGATTGGGTCAGATGATGCCTTAACAATCCTTTCCTGACGTTTGCCTTCCGCAAACACAAGAACCATTCCTTTTTTCAGTTTCATTTGTATTAGTGTTTTCTGATCCAAAATACAATCTTCTAACCTTCTCTCCTAGTTCCATGTCATTTGGAATCGTTTGGATAAGCTCAATAACTTTTTTGCTGAAGACTTCGTCGATTTTGCTCATAGTTTAATCGATTATTTTATGCAATATTTTACCCAAATTTTGCAATACTTTTATATTTCTTTTTAATATCGTCGATCTCTTTCATGGCCTCGTTAAACTTATCCTTGATCTCATCGTTAACTGTAAAATCCAATATCGTTTGACAGTTAGGACAGACTGAAACTGGATGTTTCATTATGAATTGTAGGTCTATGCCTAGGGGTGTTCTGCATGCTGGACAAGGTAATGCCATACTAAGAAGTTTTGTCAGTATGACTTACATCATCTAATTTTTGAATCAACATTTCGACTAATCGAGAAACGGCTTCCGGCTTTTCGTCCTTCTTGAATTTAACTTTCACAGTTGCCATACCTGCTTTACTTTCTGAATTTGGTGCATTACTGTCAACTGCAATATTAGTTACAGTATGAGTGTAATCCGACGCAGTTGAGACTCCAAGTAGTTTACAAGTTGCATCATCCGCTTCTCCAGTTTGAGGTATCTTGTGTTTTGCTTGGTAAATCTTTAGGGCTTCTCTACATTTAGGCCCAATCACTCCATCCACTCCGTTCTTGTTGGCTCCAGTTTTTCCAAGTAAAGTCTTATAAGGCTCTCCCAGTTTAACTAGGGCTTCTTGAACTCCACGGATAGTTTGAACCTCAATCTTCTTAAATATGGGTAAAACATTTTCTTTAAGACTCGATGGAGTCCTATCGTCTGAAGCTAACAACCTAATATCGAAATTAATATCGAGTTCTTCTAGTCCCATTGAAGAATGGTCAGCTAGAATGTAGAGAGGAATGTCTATCTCCTTATCGCCGATTAGAAATTTTTTAGTAAGTGGTGTACCGTCCGGCGTAAAGTACTTTGAAATAGTATTTATGTGTTGTCTTTCCTGAATACCGAGAACGATTAATGCTGCTTCTTGTAGACCTCCCAGTAATTCTTCTAGATTAATTTTAGCCATAGGTATGCGATTTTATTAAAAATTATACTAATTAAGTGCAATTGGTTTAAACAAAAAGAGACCAGCTAAACTGGTCTCTTTATGATTTAATATCAAACTATCGATTACTTAGTTGGATCAACAGTAAGAGGAATTAAAGAAGGCTCTAACATTTGAGTCAAATAGTCAGAAAGCTTCAACATACCTTCAGTTGCAGGTAACTGCTCAGCGTGAACTTTTACGTTATACTTTGCTGAGTTATCCGTGCTACGAGTGTTCTCTTTGTGAGTTGCAACTTTACCAGCCATGCTCACCGAGTATTTCATACCCCAGAATCCGCCAGACGCAGAAGCTGAAAAAGATCCCTCTTTGTCTTCGCTTGATTTATCTACTTCTGAAGTTTTTACTTCCATCGTGAATTCGATATCAGCTGAAGTGATAGCCAATGAAGGAAGTGGAACCAAAGGTAACATAGGAACCTTTGAGTATAGAGTTTGAACTGATTGTTCACCAGTCGTACCGTCAGTAACAACGCGGTTCATTTGGACGTCCAAAGAACGAGCTTCAGTTTTACCTTCGTCATTTTTTACGAATGCAACCTCAGAGATATATTTCCAAGTTACATCGTTTAGTTTTGCCTGACCTTTGGCCATGCCTACAATTGGAGATACTATTAGATCTTCAATCGGTAATCCAGCAAATTGTTGTGCTATGTCTGCCATTATTCTTGATTTTTTTATTATTTATCTAGGCAGTCTACTCCGAGTCGATGAAAATTACAGCTTGTTAATATTCAGTTAATTGGTACACCCGGAGAGATTCGAACTCCCAACCCCTTCGTCCGTAGCGAAGTGCTCTAATCCGTTGAGCTACGGGTGCAAAATTGGTGATCCCGACAGGGCTCGAACCTGTAACCCCCAGCTTAGAAGGCTGGTGCTCTATCCAGTTGAGCTACGGGACCATTTTTTGTTATTATACTAAATCTGGCGGAGAGCGGAGGGATCGAACCTCATACGTTTTACCGTACGTCGCGCTTAGCAGGCGGACCCACTCGCCGTTGTGGATCACTCTCCATGGTACCTCAGGCCGGACTCGAACCGGCACGGACCTTACGGTCCACTAGATTTTAAGTCTAGCGTGGCTACCTTTACACCACTGAGGCATTCGTACCCAGAGTCGGACTCGAACCGACACGTCTTTCGACACTAGTTCCTAAGACTAGCGCGGCTACCATTACGCCATCTGGGCAGATGGGGTGACCGATGGGAATCGAACCCACGACCTCTTGAACCACAATCAAGCGCTCTAACCAACTGAGCTACGGCCAACGCGGAAGAAGAGGGAATCGAACCCCCAAGGCTTTTACACCCAGCTGTTTTCAAGACAGTTTCCTCGTCCATTCGGACTCCTTCCAATTTTTCGAGGTCAGTGTTGGAATCGAACCAACTCCGCAGATTTTGCAGACCTGCCGGCCTCCACGACCGAACTGACCAAAAACAAAAAAGGCTTAAACGTTAGTCTAAGCCTTTATCTGTAATAGTTCCTTACTTTACATCACGGCTTAGACTTGTCAAGACTTAGTCTTAACGAGCGTAAACAAAGTGAATGTAAAGATAGTGTTTTCATGCTAATAATATACTATAAAAGTGGTATTCGGTTTTTATTTATCTTTTCTTTTTGCTAATTTTCGTTTAACCGCTTCTCTGGTTGATTCCATCTTCTTTGCATACGACGGATTCTTTCTCTTGTTGAAGTTGATTTGTTGGTTTAGCGAACCTGTGATCTTTTGCATATTACCACCCCTAGTACGGATTAACCAGTCAGCGAGTTTTTGAACTCCAAGTTCCTTGAATTTACCCTTTGCATCGGGTGCATCACTGTGATGAAACTTAAGTTTCTTCTTTTCTGATACATCATCATCCTCTTCTTCATCATCCCAACGATCGTACTGTTCAGCAAGCTTATTACTAATGATTTCCCTAATTTTATCGAAATATCCAGCCATATCTTCGTATCCTATGATCGCATTCATTGCCAGATCAATCTCTTCTGCAACCTCGTCAGTTTGCATTGAACTAGGATCCCCATTTTGGAAAAACCAACCCCAATCTAGATCGTCTAGCTCGAATGTTTCCCAAAGATCTAGGTCCTTTTGGTTGATGGACCCTTCTGCTTTAATCGTTGAATTATCGAAATCTATTGAAATCGTGATCTCATTCCAAAATTTTCTTGTAACATCCTGGTACTTTTCAGAATCTATTCCATAATCATCAAGGTTCATGTCCCATTCTGCTACAAGTTTGAGCACGCTACCTTCAACTGCGCCATTGAATCTTTTTGCTAACTGATCAAGATCAATCGAGCTAAATCCCATCGATCTAAGTTCAGCTGAGTCGTCATTGCTTAGATTTTCAATTACGAATTGTTTAAATGTCTTTATCATAGTTTACTTATTTTTATCCAGGAAAGTGAGCGTACAGAGTGTCAACCTTTTCTCTGTAGCCCGGCGCGATTGTTATAAGCACGTCAGCCAGCAGCGAGTATAGAGAAACAAGTTCAGAGTACTCACGGTACTCACTAGTCGAGTTATCGTTTCTGAATAGTGCCATTACGTCAATCAAGATTTCCTCAAGCAGCTCATAAATTTTTTCAGCATCAACCTTTGCCGCGAATTCCTCATCGGATTCAACGTACTCAGATTCGGTCTTTAAGTAATCATAGTAGTCTTGAGCAGAGTTCAATAGCGACTGCAGATCAGCTTGAGTGTCTCTAACTTTATGAGATTCAATCTCACTCTTGTCAATCTTCTCGACTGAGAATAACGGAACGGTTGCTATGTTCTCTTTTGAGTTGTGCAGTTTTACCTTTGCATATTCTCCCTCAATTGCGACAACTTCTCCCATTCCTCTGTAGGATTTTACTGAATCTCCAACCTGAATGTTGTTTGGATTCGGCTCCTCTTTTCTGTCAGGTCGATAAGATATTTCGAAGTTGTCTTCGAAGTCCTCAAATAGTTTAATGTATTTCATTGTATTTGATAATTAATTCTCCCAATACTTCAATCGTACCGACTATCCTCTGAAATTCCATCTGTTTTAATTTAATGGCTTTAGTTGAACCGTCAATCGTCTTTAAGTGTTCGGCTAATTCTTTTTTTGCATCAGCGACGTCAAATTTCCCAGCCGCTGCTTTTTTATAGTAAGGAAATTTTACCTTAAAGTGTTGATACGTAAGTAGAGCGTCTCCGCCCTTTTCCTTTGCATTCTGTGCGATCTTTGAAGCACCGACTAGGCGAATCTTTGCAAATTCTTCCAATGATTCGTTTTTCTTTGCTTCATTGATGACGAACTCCTGGAAGCTGAATTCTGTCTTTATTTCTGAGTTTCCTCTAAGTTTTTGGTGTAAATCCCAATTGATTATTGACATTATAATATATTTGCATTTTTAGCCGCAGATTTGATCATATTGACCGTGAATTCAACTCTGTCTTCCTCAGGCTTTGCGGACTCCTTTCGGTTCTCAGAGTCTACCATGGACTTTAACAGTTTATCAAGATCCACATTTGACTGTTTAGCTCCTCTACTCGCGTCTCTGAATATCTGCAAGCTACGAGCATCGATTTCTTTTTGCTTGGCCTTTTTTGCTTTTAACTTTTCAGCGGCAGCCTTTGAGCGTTCTTCCTTTTGTTCTGGAGAATCCTCAGCCCTTCCACTGTACTTAAGTAGAGAGTATGTTGAAATGTATTTTGCGTAATCCTTTAAATTTTCGTCTGTAAGCTTTGCAGCGATGTTATCAATGATTCCCTTTAGTGTAGTTCCACCGACTAGCATATCGTCAACTACCATGAAATATGGAGTTCCTGCAGTGATCACACTACTAATCTTATTATAATTAGGATTTCTCATCAACTCTTGATAGGCTTCAGCCGATGATTTGAATGCATTAATTATGTAATCATCAACATGGTGCCCAGGATTCAAGAGACGTCTTGATCCTGACCTAAGTCCTGATGACTTCTTAATGAACCCTGTAAAATCAGTGCTCTGTGAAGTTTTAGAGTTTTCCATTCCCGGCCATTCCTGAATCGGTTGGCCTGTGCGTTTTGACCAAGCCATTGCGGCTGGACCGTTCCAATATCCAGCAACGTGATTCTTTAGATAAGAATCTAATTGCTCTCTTGTAATAGTATCTGCTTTTGCATAGGCTTCCCAATTAACGATTGCTAATGGGTCTGCGTAAAAACGTTTCATCACGTCTATTACTTTTGCATTAGGATAGTAAAGTTCTTTGATTGTGTTAGCTATTCTAAGCGCCAACGGAGAAGATGATCCAGCTGGAATGATAACGTCGACTTTTCGACCTACTAGGTTGGCTGGATAGGTTAATTCAATCAACCTAGTTAGCTCTTCATCGGTTACTGCATCAGGTTTCTTAAGAGCATCCATTAGTTGGACTTTTGTTGCTCCGTCCGCCCTTTCCATAGCGTATCCACTGTACATTGCTACCTTCGCGTCAGCTACTTTATAATTAGTGGATTCTGCAGGTTTTGCACTAGCCAATTTGACAATATCGTCAGGCGAATCTGAATCAAAATCTATGCTCGGTCTTCCGTTAACGAGTTTAATACCCTCAGTTAAAAACTGGGAAAAATTCATCAAATGCTTCATAGAGTTATTTATACTCTATTCGGATCCTTGACTTAAATTCTTGTGGAAATTGATCGCCTGCGGACTTCATGAGATCCGCAAAGCACCCGTCCAAGAAATAGGTCACTGCCCAATCTTCCGGAGTTCTAATCGATCGACCGACTCCTTGCAAAACTGCAATAGAGGTCTTCCAGTTGTACCATTTTTGACTGTACTCCAGCTTTGCAGCAACGTACTTATCGCCAAGGTGAGGATACGGCACCTTTAGGAATATTTGGAATCTGCTATGATCATCGACCATGTTCAGACCCTCTAGAATGGAAGGCCCCATTAGGACCATGCCCTTCTTTTTAATCATTTTCTTTAGCGCAAGTTCCTTTTCTCCTGAGCCTTTATAGAGCAGAATGCGTTTCTTAACATCCTTGGGAAGACCGTTAAAAATCTTAGTATTCAATTCATACGAACCTGAATGGATGATCCCAGAGTCCTCAGAGTGCTCACGAATGATTCTGGTCACAGTATCGATTGCCCATTGTAAATTATCGTTCAAGAATCTAGCTGACATTTTCTTACCCGGGTAAAAAATAATTGGAGATCTCTCCCAGTTGAAGTGACTTTCGATCTTGAAGTACTTGGCCTTCTTGATTCCATGATTTCTCATGAAGTCTCCGGCACTACCCATCGTAGCCGTCATCAATAATTTGAATCCAAATTTCGTAAAGAAGTGCTTTTGTAGCAGGTAGTACTCATCAATGCAGTTAAAAGTGATTGATTTCTCTCCGGGGTTCTTCACAAGCTTTTCAAGGCCGACCTTGTCAATAATATCGCAGTAATCTTCCAACTTACAGTGGACGTCCTTCACCCAATCTGCTAAGTTAAAAACTGCAAGCCATTCTAGTGGAATGTTCTCCTCTACGAATTCTTCACCTGCGTTTTCTCTAAGAGGAGCAGCCGACTGCACAAGCACAGATAGTAACTTAGTGACCTCTCTTAAAAGTTTAAGTAGGGTCGAGTGATCCTCATGCTCGTAAATCAGGTTAATTGCTCTCTCTAATCTCTTAAAATTAACATCTGGTGCTTTTTTACCAATGTCCTCAAGGCCTTCGGCCAGCTTTTGAGCCTTGCTAACTATTTCAATTGAAACTATTGGGCTAAAATGGCTCTGTACAATGTCTAGAAGCTTGTGAGCCTCATCACAGACGACAAAATCTCTTTGCGGAAAAGGCGAGCCTCTTCCAGTACCCTGCTGTTGGGCCTCAACGTAATTTCTTTGAATCAGAGCATAGGGATAGGTAAGTAGAGCAATAGGCGATTTAATAGCCTTTTTACGTGAGGTTAAGTAGCCGCAGTGCTTAAAGCAAGGCAAAGATTCCGCTGCTTCATAGGTTGTGCCCTTGTTCTTACACTCACCAACTGAGAATTTCTCACCATTCACCGCACATGTGTAATTATCAACTCCCTTGATGTTGCCCCAATTCCAGAGCTGCATTTTACGAAAGTCCTTTACGTACTGTTCATGCAAAGAAAGATCAGACGCTAAGATGTAGCCTCGATTACCCTTGAATGCCAAAAAATCCGCGAACAACATTGCAATAACTGACTTACCTGAACCGGTTGGAGCATCAAGTAGATAGATTCCGTTTGGATCCTCCTCATAGGCTTCAATAATATCAATGATTGCCTCTTGCTGTTGCGGTCTGAACTCCAATCCTGGATGCTTGCCCTTCACGAACTGTTCAAACTCTGCTTTTAGTTTACCCATTTTTCAATTCTACCGCTTTTATTAATAAACTTGCCGTTGCGTAGTTGGTTGCAATCGGAATGTTGTGAACGTTACATAAGCGCAACAGCATTTGCACATCGACCTCATGCGGATGTGATGAAAGCGGATCGATGAAGAAGATTACTCCGTCCACCTTGCCTTCCACTAGCTCTGCTGCGATCTGCGCATCTCCGCCCTGAGGGCCTGAGAATTTTCTTTGTACGCTAAGCCCTGCATGTTCAATGTGAGCGCCGGTCGTTCCAGTCGCAACGATGCTATGCTGCTTAAAAAATTCAAGGCGTTTCATGATGAATGCCACCATGTCCGCCTTTTTATTATCATGTGATATTACTGCTATTCTCATATTCTATTCTTCTAATTCCCATCCGTCTTCTGAGTGCATGTACTCGCAGCACGGATATTCTCTGCCCCTTTCATCAAGGTGGGTCCAAGTGTGGTCATCGATCCATTTAATCGGCTCGTCTTTTGGTCCTGGAACCATCGGATTACTATCAACATCCCCTGGCGGAAAGTAATCCTCTCTTCTAATTGAGTAGTAATTACACTCGCAACCTCTTGGTACGCAGTCATCGCATGAATTGGGATTTCCTCCGTCCAAGTATCCTGGCATATAGCACCAGGTCGCGATCTTTCCACAATCGCATAGTTCCTTACCAGCTATCGACATCAGTTAAGTCTATTTTTACCCTTGCAGTATGTGAGTATACTTCAATACCCTCTCCGATTCCATTCGGTGTAATCGACCAGGTTAGGAGTCCAATCTCTCCATAAATGGCTTTGATGTGAGTGCACCACTTATCAAACTTCTTTTGCTGCTTGTTGTTTAGCTCGAGTGTTATTACTTTGTTTGCCATTGTACTGTTTAAAAATTTTACTGAACTTCTTTTCCCAGGTTTTAATTCCCTTGAGTTTATCCATTCCATCATGCAGACCGGTCGCTAAATAGGCTTGAGTCTCGTCAGCCAGCACCTTTTCTGGATAACCTTCCTTGATTAAGAATTCATTTAATGCCTCGGTCAGCTTGGTCGGCACCTGCTTCAGCAGACCGGTCATGGCCGCTTTGTATTCTGGATCGGTAAAGAACCTTGCATGCGCCATCTCGTGATCCATTACCCATGAATCCAATGAGTCGACTCCAAGTAGGTAAAAATTACCTCTTCGTTGGTGTTGACGAATTTGCCACAAGATGTTCATCATGTGTTCGTCGTACGGCGTGACCATGTCAACGTCATAGTCTAACTGATCGTAACAGCCTTCGACCTCATTACTTGGCACATTGTAACCTGACCAATCCGCGGGATAGGAAAAATGATCCTTGCCCCAGTGCTTTCTGTATCGATTCATGTAGGCAAAAATATTGAAGTTACGACCTCTAAAATCCGAAAAAGCGGATTCATAATATTCTTGAGCTCTCAAGAAGAGCATTGCTCGATCGTAATCATCGGTCACTTGGACCGCGTAAATCTTGGGTGCAACCTCGTACAGTGAGTACGTTATGATTGGCAAATCTTCGGTGTGAGATAATAATTTCATTTTACAGATTAGTAGCGTTTTAGTTTACACATTATAAAAAAGGCAACCATTAGGCTGCCTCTCTATAATCTTCCAGTCAATACATAATAGATGGAGATCAGTCCAACGGCAACAGCAGTTACAACTATTATCCATGAAATGATTTTAGCTGTGTCCTCGACTTGTTTACGAGTTCGACCTTGCCATTGATTTCTATCCCATCCGTTTTCCATGAACTAGAATTTTTAACCTAAAACGTCTTCTATTATAATTTCCATTTTATAAATTTAAAAAGAAGAGGGAGGAATCCAACCCACCGTCACGGCCATTATGGCTTGCTCTCATTGGTGTCACTGAGCTACTCTTCTTGGTGCGGATGAAGGGACTCGAACCCCCACGTCGTGAAACACTAGATCCTAAGTCTAGCGCGGCTACCAATTACGCCACATCCGCATTTTAAAGAACTATTTTTTATTTAAGGCTATTATACCCAATTAAACGGTGTGCGGTATCTGAATTCTCACACAAGTTTGAGGTTGATGCTCATTCATCAAGAAATTATTGATGTAGCCCATAATATTGGCTGCTCCAATCGGATTCGCCGAGTGCACATAAACCTGTGGAAATCTAATCTGTAGGCCAATCTTTCTAAGTCTTGAGGTATCCAGCGCTTCTGGGTACAAATCATAGAAATAATTAACCAACCATTTAGCACAATCGTATCCAGTTTTCTCCTTGATATTATTATAGTCAAGAGTGTAGTTGGGACTCACATTATTGAAGTACTCTGACATTGCTGAGTCACCTAGGTCGTGATCCAATGAGATCATGTGAATGTTATCTAATCCAAGTTCTTTCACCTTGTCAACGAACTCCTGATAGCTTCTAACCACTATCCAATCTCCGCCGGCTGGATCAAGTTTCGGTGTACGTACATCATCCAAGTAGATGCGAACTAATTTATTCTCCTCCATTTAGTAAAAATTTATTTGAAATTGCTTTAAACGAAATTTTTCGATCGTGACTTCTGATAACAACTCCCTCTCTATCAAAATTTGGATTAAGCGTTGATTTTGCATCAGCGTACTCAAGCAATTGATCTATTGTATCAGGCAAAGTGAATTCGGTTTCAACGATTGGAACAATTGGTAAACCCAATCCCAAGATTAATTTAGTAAACTCTTCAAATCCCAAGTATTCTTGAGTATCAATATTGAATGCATTAAAGAAGTAAACAGCTTGACCTCTTAATTTATACGGGTTCTTTTGAATTCCCTCACCTACCAATTCTCCTTGAATGCAGATATTGTAGCCAACTGACTCTAATTTAGACTTAAGCTCCATTTCTCTAGCGACTTTCCAAAAAGTATTTTCATCAGTCTCAAGCAGTTCCAAATTACGGGAACAGGCTCCAAACTCTCCGTCCTTTAGGTAGAAAGTTGCGGAAGAACCGTCTAGTTTCTCAGTTACGTAAAATGACCGATCTTTCCAACTTTCATAATTGTCGGTTAAGTTTTGTACACGCTCCTCATCAGTCTTGTGAATGAATGATGGGAACATACCTTTAACCTTACCTGCTAATTCAGCTGGAATTGGAGGCTCGTACTTAAGCACGCACATGTACTCTGTAACGTCAGATCCTTCTTCGATAACTATTGCATCATCATACGGGCCAAGCTGAAGCTGGTCTCCCCAAGGTTGCTTGCTGATTCCAATCTTCATCTCATCTTCCTTTTCCAGAATACTTAACGGTAAACATAGCCCTTGCGAAACCTGCCCTCTAAGCTTAATCGTTTTTAATCTGAATCCCTCTAAGTCTCCCATCTTTTTATACGAGGATTTTCTTAGGAATTCAAAATCCTTCTCCATCGGTAGAAACGAATCTATTTCAAAATAGACGCAGAGGTCGCCCTCTTTGAATTCACCTTTTTTTGCAACGACGTTCCAGCTATTGATCTGAACTACTTCGATTGCATCAGCTCCATCAATCGGTTTGATTGCACGGACTCTTTGAATGCTTGCTAATTTTCTTTCCATTTTTTAATCTTTTATTTTTAAAATTAAGGTACCCCAACCGAGGCCAATCCAAAATTTGAACCAAATGACTTCTACACCAATCATTAAGTTTGGTGAGTGCGTATCCTTCCATAACCACTTAGGCAAACCTTTGGTTGAACCCACCGTTCGGTACGTCTTCCACCAAATTCCCAATCTTCTCTCAAGCGTCCACTTTCGTTTGTTCCACCAATTATGGTCAGTTTCCTCCTCCCATTGGTGTCTGAGTACTAGGTCGATCTTAAGTTGACCCAGGCTAGCGTGAAGGCCGTGATTACTCTTTCTCATGGCTTGAGTTTTTGATTATTGTGTAGGTTCCGCATACTGTTACTACTTGCGGATCTCCACCGCAATTGCACTCGTTCTTGAACACAATGCAACCGTTCGCGTCCTTTGTATAGGAATTTGTCATGTATTGACCGCCTTCGCCGTTAATCGTGTACTTTGCCCGTTTTCCGCAGCTTGCAAAAATTGAAGCTACGAATAATAAAATTATTATCTTTTTCATATTAATCGTTAAATAAATTCACTAAGTAACTAAACATTTCAAAATAGGGATGAGTGTTAGTATCATCGTATCCTAATTTTAGCATGAAGTTATCATTCTCTTTCCGATACATCTCGTGCATTCGACTGCCAGTCATCTTTGAGTACTGCACATTAGCGATACGATCGCATAACTTAACGAACACCGCTCCAGGCGTATTTCGGATTCCTTCATAGTACTTGTCATTCGCACGCTCATTACGGTTTTTACCTTTCTCATTAGTAACAGCATAGACGATATCAGCAGCCTCTTGACCAAGTACATGCTTTACGTCATTGTAGGAAACTCGACAATCCTCTATTAAATCATGACCCCATGCTGCTCGCAAGCAGGCGGATCTTAGCGTAACTGTCCTATCATTTCCACGATCGATCACACGAACTCCTGTGAAGTAGTCGACCTTATCGTCTAACAGGTGCCTGTACTTATCCGCAACATGAGCTACCATTCGTAAATGGAACTCGTAAGGTAGGTAAGTATCGTACATGTGATTTGTTTCTGTGTGCTGATTAATGCACCATTGTGATGTGTTCATATTATTCCTCCATTGTCGGTTTTAACCAAATCTTTGTCATAAAAATGTATTCAAATAGAGCTGGATACCTCATCAACACTTTGAGAGTTTCGGCAGTATCGTGCTTGAAGCATTTGAGTAATTCTTCCCGGATTCTCTCAGCTGATACGACTGCCATGAAGACTTCATAATCGAAGTGCTTGATGTGCTGATGCATTTCGGCTGTGATTACAAATCCTTTAGTAATCATGAATCTGACCGCTCTTAAGATTCTCAACGGATCGTCCTTGAAAGTAACTTCACAAGGTAAAGGTGTTCTAAGAACTCCGTTTTTCAAATCCTCAATTCCGTTGAATGGGTCAATCAACGCGCCGTTCTCGTCCTTGGCTATTGCATTGAGCGTGAAGTCACGTCTTTCCAAGTCATCGAATAGAGTTCCTGGCTTGACGATCGGTGTTCTACTAAAAGGCACGTACCCAATCTCTTTTCTGGCCATTACGAAATCCGCAACTCCCTGGTACTTGTGACCTTCTGGAAATTTAGCCCTGATCGTATAACACTCTGTAGTTACCAAAAAGATCTGAAACTTCTCACGAGTCAAATAGTCAACCAGAACTTCAAATAGGTCAGCTGCTTCCGGAAATTCTTCAATTAAAGAATCCTTGGGAACGGCAACGAAATCGACGTCCTTTGACTGGATTCCAAGAATCTCGTCCCTGACCTTTCCACCAACTTCATAAAATTTAAAAAACGGTTTCATATTTTTTAATATACTAATTATCGACCCTCATTTGTTTCATGATGATCGTTTGGTAAAACTAAACACCTAATTGGGCGATCTCTCATGATCTTTGCGATCTCTTGTAGAGAGTAAGGACTTAGCTCATTACCGTCCATGCCAACGTCCATGGCCTTACCCTCATGCAGTTTATTCTCTGGGCCCAAGTGAACGTGACCGTGCAGGTGAATGACTCCACGATTCATGTCGTGCCAGCTTGCAATCGGATAATGACACATGACTAAGGTCTTTTTAATGACCTCGCCTGGGTTTATTGAATTGGGTTCGTTTGGAATCGTAAGCTCAAGTCTCAAGTACTCGTTTACCGAACTGAATAACTTTCGGATTCCTCCCTTGTCCCTCTCGATGTGATGGTCGTGATTTCCTAGCAGGAGATGAATGTTCTTACACAAGATTCTCTCCCTAAACTCTGCTATATTCTCGTATCCTCCGAATGACCAGTCTCCCAAGTGGAATAGAATATCCTCTTCCCTAACTAGGTGATTGATGTTATTGATTATTGCCTCATTCATCTGCTCCAAGGTATCGAAATCTCTGGTCTTACTTGACTCAGGCCAGTTAGAGGTTCCCCTACAGATATTTGAGTGTTTATAGTGAGTGTCCGATGTAAACCATATACGTTGATGCGGTTGTAGTGTAATTTTCATGAAGTTAATTTACCAAAACTTTTTCTAGCCTAATAAAAAAAGCAATCTTTCGATTGCTTTCAGTATAGCTATTTGCTAGAGTTATTTCTTTCGTATTGGTATCTTAACTGTCTTTGTTAAAAAGCAGCCATGATCGTCTTCTATTTTGATGCTATAGGTTCCTGCTCTTATGTTGTCAGTCCAATTCATGTAAGGATGACTGTCTCTATTCAGTGTAGATCCGTCGCTAGCGTACCAAGTGATTAGATATGGCTGCAGTTCAGCAGTTCCGCCGGTTACTTCAACTGCAGCGATCGCGAGGTCGTCCCTTGTTGCTGGATATTTTTCAATCACGAACCTAAGCTTAAGCGCTTTAGGTTCAGTCACCGTCACCTTAGTCGATTTGAATGTTTTGCCATCACGAGTTGCTGAAACTTTATAGACTCCGGGTTCCAATCCTCTGAAAAAACCAGATGGGTTAGAGTCATTAAATTTGCCTCTAGTGATTACATACTTGTAATCTCCTTCTGGGGAACAAGTCGCTTGAATCGAACCATCATTGTTTCCTTTACATGAAACTGTCTGATCAAGGAAAGCTCTAAATTCAAAATCTTGAGAATTTGCTTTAATCGTAGTGAATGCAATCAAAATCAATAGTATAAATTTTCTCATAAAGTTTTATTGTTATTTATTGATTTTTCATACACAATGAACCGAATTGATCATTTTTAACCGGTCATTAACTAACCGTGAATTACTGTCTCAAAAATTTTAAATTCCATGTTCCGTACAATACCTTAAGTAGATAGCCTGCTGCCTGATTCCAAATTCCCTAGTTAATAAATTAGCCGGAGCTCCTTCATTGACGACTAGGCTTACGTAGCCTGACATTCGTTGAGAATCAAATTCCTTTACTCGACCTTGCACTTTTCCAGTTTCCGGATCAGCTATTAATTTGATCGCATTTGTCAAATCTTCAACAGTTTCGCAAAGATTGACCGCTCTAAATTTTTCTAGTTCTGTCATTTTATTATGTTATTAGTTAATGTATTTAATTTTGGTTTTCATGATTGCATGAAGCCGAGTTAGTTCCTGAATCTGCGGGCCGCCCTGACACTTCTTTCTTAGATCTTGGAACTCATTGTTGAATATTGATGTCAATTCGTCCTTGGTCTTTGCAACATCAATTAGCTCTTCAACCGTTTCTGCATAGATCCAAAAAATCGTAGTTTTCCTCATCATTGACACCATGAGCATGGCCATCATGCCGAACAACAGGCCTGACATTGCTCCGATCTTCAAGCAGGCTTCGCCAGTTATGACTAGCTCTGGAGAGGTCGCGTCAATCTTTTGAAGAAAATAGAACAGTGAGGCAATCAACGTGCCAGTTAGGAACCAGCAAATAATATACACTTGCCATAAAGGCGATTTATCGAAGAATTGATTTATCTTGTTCATGAGTATTAATGTACTATAAAAACAAAAAACTGACTACTTAGTGTAGTCAGTGTTCATGATCTCAGTTGCATAAGAATTTACTATCGGTTGACCTGTATTGTAACAACCGAGCGCGACTTCCCAGCTACCGTATCTCTTTTTCAAGTAGGAGAGCAACTTCATTGAGGTCTCAACGTTGAGATCCAGATCGTTTAGTAGTTTTTTTGCCGTAATCTTTTTCTTACCGATCCAAATGAAATTTGCGGTTGGAACCTGAATCTGCATTGCCCCGTATGCTTGGGCGGAAGATGTTAACTTTGGATTGTAATTCCAATCGAATGGGCCAGAGTAACGTGTTTCCTTGTGAGCGACGCCCATTGCGATTCTAAAGGGTACTCCGTATTTGTCTGAATACTTCTTTAGATAGTCGTACATCTGGATACACGGTGGAGCGTGTTGAATGTCCATCGCTCCATCCGGTAGTCCATTTGATTTCTGACGCATTTCATAGCTCCACACAGCTCCAAACAGCATGACGCAGAAAAGGATTAATATGGCTCTTAATGAAAACATCTGAAACTACTTTTGTGCAGAAACTGCCTGTTTGTAAATACGATTCGCGTAGAGATTGAAGATGACCATACCAACAGAATCTTGATAGATTGAGTAGATACCGGTCTTACGATCAATCACTAACAGTTCGTTGCGCTCATTGATTGCAACTGATGTTGAGGTCAACGGTTTGATGTTGTCCCATTGAGTTTTATCAACCTTGGTTGTCATTACCCAGTAATAGTAACCAATGAAGAATCCTGCAACAAGTGCAATCACCAGCATTAATAAATTACCGAGTTTTTTTGCGAACGCGCTCACTTTATCAAGTGCAGCTGTCAAAATTTGCTTTTTATCCATAACTTAAGTTTTTGGGTTCTAGGTTAATATACCCAAATCTGGGCCAGATTAGTGGCCGTTTGTGACGAGGTTATAAAATACCAAGCCTGTGACGTTAGTCGTCTTTGTAATAGTAGGCGTGGAGTAGCTAAATGTTAGGACGTCTCCTCCGCCGTTTTCACCGAATTGGATTCTAACCGGATAGTAAGTTCCAGCAGTTAAAGCGATTGATCCTGACTTTTCGGTGGTTCCATGAAGTCCTCCGTTATTTACAGTCGCATTAGCTGTACTGAAGCCAGTCGTCGCTGAACTGCCTATCCACATGTATGAGGCATCATCACTTGAAGTAAAGAAAGTGTAGGTTTCAGAAGTATTTGGCTTGAAATATCCCAACCATTGACAGCTAAAAAGAGAACCGTCGTCCGTTCCAGCTTCTGAAATGGCAGTAGTCTGCACGGACTTTTCCGGATTACTGCCGAATGCCTGAGACGTAGCCGTAGCAAAGAAGTTAACGTTATCTAAACTAGCGTTTCCGCTTATTGATCCAAAATAACCAGCATAAGTTGTCTTATATAGACCCGCTGCATAAGGTTGAAATGTTGTGTAATATCCATTTGCGGTTAACCAAGTATAAGCATCAGAAGCGGATGCGAATGGGCTAGTGCCAAATCTTCTAGATAGACTATTAGCTAGGCTCAGAAAAGCTGGGTCGGTTTTAGCAGTCGACCTCCAGAATGAAGGATCTGAGCCGTTCTGCTTCACAATTAAATAGCCTACATCCTCGTCGGGTCCCATTCTCCAAGTTACCGAACCTGGTCGATTTGACCAAATAGTAGTCGGAGTACCGGTTCCAATCGCAAAGTTACCAGTTTGGGTTGTTCCGGTAATTGCTGAACCTAAGTTTATAGCGTAAGGTCTATGAGTTGGCATTGGTCTGGGTGCTTTCGATTATTTATTAGAAGAGCACCCAACCTGCTAGGCTTTGTATAATTCAAGCCAGTGCTGAATCATTTCGTCCAGCATTGTTTCAAACGTGTAATCATGAGACCACCCGGTGGCTCTTACTAATTTGCTAGGATCGCCCTTTAAGTCATGCAATTCTTCAGGTCTAAGAAACTTCTCGTCAGTTTTGACCCAGTCTTTCCAATTCAGGTCCAGTTTAGCAAAGACATACTCGCATAGATCCCTAACCGAATGAGATACGCCGGTCGCACAAACATAATCTCCAGGCTCGTTTAACTGTAGGATTTCCCACATTGCTCTAACGTAATCTTTGGCATGACCCCAATCTCTAGTCGCGTCTAAATTTCCTAACTTAAGTTCGGTTGAAAGTCCTAATTTAATTTTAACTGCCTCCTTGCACACTTTATTAGTAACGAAATTAGTACCGCGTCTTGGAGACTCGTGATTGAATAGGATTCCATTTGACACGTACATGCCGTAAGAATTTCTATAATTTCTTGAAATGTTATATGAAAAGACTTTGGCACAACCGTACGGAGAGACCGGTGTCATTTGAGTAGTTTCGCGCTGGTACCCGTCCCGGTCAATTGAGTTTCCGAACATTTCAGAAGAAGACGCTTGATAGATTCTAGCATCAGGTTTAATTAGTCTCACAGCCTCCAACAAATTCAGCGTGCTGAGACCGGTTGCATGCGCGGTGTAAATCGGCTGATCAAAAGAAATTCGGACATGCGACTGCGCTGCTAAGTTATAGACCTCGTCAGGCATGATTTCTTGAACCACTCTGATCAAAGAGGATAGATCAGTAACGTCAGCGTAATGCAGCTTGACCTTTGAGTAAACCGAGTCAGTCAATCGAGCCGTTTGATTCTCAGAGATTGAATTTCTTTTTAGGGTTCCGTGTACTTCGTATCCCTTATCCAATAGGAATTCTGCTAAGTACGAACCGTCTTGTCCGTTTATTCCGGTGATTAGTGCTTTTTTATTTTCTTGCTGTTTCATAATTGTCTATAAACCATTTTACTGTTTCCTTAAGACCTTCCTCAATTGGAGTGAATTTAAAATCCGGTAGATAACTCTTTAACTTTGAATTATCTGAAGGTTTTCGGTGTTGGCCGTTTGGTTTTGTCGTATCGAATCTTACTGCACCTTTAAAATTGAATGCATCCACTAGGAGCTCAACAACCTCCGCTATTGAAATTTCTTCGGATGTGCTAAGTATCAGAGGTTCAGCCTCATCGTAATTGTCCACCGCCCATTCAGCAAGTCTAGCAACATCCTTTGAGTATATGAATTCTCTAAGAGGCGATCCGTCTCCCCAAATAAAGAGCTCGCTATTGTTCTGTTGTGCCTGATAAATCTTGTACATCAACATTGGAATGACATGTCCATGAGTCATTGAAAAATTATCGTTTGGCCCATAAATGTTACATGGAATTACTGAAGTGTATTTCACGCCGTACTGTTCGCGATACGCTCTGATCTGAATGTCTGACATTCTCTTTGCATAGGCATAGGGATAGTTAGATGAGTGAGGTTCGCCTAGATGAATTTTCTTTTCCGTTAATGGATACTCAATTGAGTCCGGAAAAACACAAGTGGAGAGAAAGGCTACTAGATTAGTAACTCCTGCTTTACGAGCCTCCTCAATGACATTTGTGTTAATCATCAAGTTATCATAGAAGTATTCCCCCTTGTAATTCATGTTGCCCCCAAGTCCTCCAACTTTACCTGCGCAATGAATGACGTGCGTAGGTTTATGAAGGTCAAAGGCAGTTTGGGTTTGAGCAGAACTGGTTAAGTCAAATTCTCTACCGATCTTAACGTCCGCCTCTATGGCTGACCCGACTAGACCATTTCCGCCGGTCACTAGTAATTTACGCATATTAGATTGAGTTTTTATATTATACTCTCAATCAGCTGAATGGTTCCAAAAAGGTTTTTGGTATTCTGGGCGAATCATTCGCCAAATAGTTTGATCGTAATTCTTATCTTGTAACATTGAGAACACAAGGCCTTGGTACTCCTTTGGGCAATTTGCTTGAATCCACAGGGCGTCCTCCTTCTTAGTGTTAAGAGGTTGGCTCAGTAATTCTGCCAAGATCTTTTTAGCCTCAAGTTCTTTCATTACGAACGCGAACTTAAGAGCCCTAATCCAGTCTCTAACCCATGAATCAAATTCGTCCGGCACGCTCTCAAGGTAATCACTTAGCCCGTCGCCATTTCGTAAGCATTCCCAAATATCTAGATTTGAAAAGTTAGTCAACAGTCGGTGTAGTCTAATGTACTCATCGAACTTGATCTTAACTCGATAATTAGATGGGTGAAATCGTAGGACGAAACCTTCCTTATCGGATTCATTAAGATTCTTATATCGTTTAAAAATATTCTCAGTAATGGTATCCATCGCCGTCCAAACAATATCCTCGTCAAGGATTCCAGATGAGTGAAATAGAGCTTTAGCCGTTCCCCAATTTACTTCACGCCCTTCCATGACGGCTGACAGAAACATGAGCTTTTCTTCCGCATAATCAACGACTATTCTGTTTTCAGGATAGATGATCTCACAAATGTAACAAACGGTTGGATGAAACTTTCCAAGATCGTACTTCTTTTTTAGAATCTCTAGTCCCGCTTTGGCTTGATCGGATTCAAATGATCCGCGCGTTGCCATGTGCCAATCGTTGCTGTAATGGAATAAGATTCCCAACGAGCCGTCCATTTTTTCTTGCACATAAACATATTCGTCATTCACCGGAATCTCTCCCTTATTCTCGACCTCTTCATAATTAAAGAACTTATTGAAGCCTCTAGCTACTATTCGATTCTCATGATCAAGTATTAATCCCCTGCACTGTAGAGTCACTTGGTCCCAACGTTGTTCGAACTGACATTCTCTTGAATAATTATAAATGGTGAGTGGAAGCTTGGGATGATCCTTTGCTTCCACTAATCCGTTATCAACGTAAGGTTGTATGATTTCTCTAGTTAGGATCATAGTCTTTAGTTTTTTCGATTTGATGCCACATGATTCCGTCGAAACCTTCAATCACGTAACGGTTTACGATTTTATAAACGGCCATAATGTCTCTAAGCGCATTGAGGCTCGGTGAGAAAGTTACTCCATTCGAAAATCCTTTAAATTCTCGATACTGCGCTCTATATTCTATGAAAATCATGCGGTTAGTAATTGAATAAGCGAATAGGACAATTTGTAACCGGTGAATGCTCCAAGAGCGGAAGGAATCGGAAATACTATCAGCTTGCCTAAATGAGTTACGTATTTAGGTCTATTCACGATTGTGCCCATGTAAAAGTAATAGGCAATGTATCCAAGCAGTACAGCAACGTCAGTCTTGGTCGCAATGAATACTACAAGAGTCGCGCCTATGAAACCGAACGTGAAGTTGTCTCGGATACCTTCCCAAACTTCAGCAGCAGTTGCCTCATTCCAGTCCTTTACTATTTGTCTAAATGTTGCTTTTTGTCTTCTCATAATTTAACTTCAAAACGGTCTCTCATCTCCTGTACCTTCTCATCAGGTACTCCGTGCACGTTCTTGCCACCATGGCGATTCTCAACTATCAAAGAAACTACATGATACTCGAATTGTTTTGCTAAATCCAAGTATGCCTGCATCTCCCATTCTCTGGTGAATGTGTTTGACACTATGATTTCTGGATAGTACTGACCTGCGCTTAGGTGATTTTGTTCCATTGCCTCCTGTACTGATCGACGACACCATTCATGGGCTTCTTTTAATTTCGAGCCATCGAATCGGTACATACCGTCCTCATCATAGAAGAATTTATCTGCTTCAAACACGACTCCGCTTGACCACATGTGATTAGCAAAGGTGCTCTTACCTGAACCTGGAACTCCACGTAGGAGAATTAATACTCTACTCATTACTTTGCCTTCTTTAATATTACTTGATCAATCACACCGTATTTCACAGCTTCTTCGGCGGTCAACCAAAAATCTCGAGTTGCGTCCTTTTTTACCTGTTCGGGTTTTTTGCCACAGTACTTGCCTAGCAGAATAAAGAGCTCATCATTGATCTTCTTCCACTCTTCCATATCAACTTCTGCATCCTGGATATTTCCGCTAAAACCGCCGCTGGATTGGTGTAGCATTGTTCTTGAGTGTTTTAGCGAGAATCTCTTGCCTTTAGTTCCAGCTCCAAGAAGAACTGATCCCATCGATGCGGCCATTCCAGTATTAACAGTAATGATGTCTGCATTGATGTAGTCCATCACATCGACCATTGAGAGTCCTGACTTGACTGATCCTCCTGGAGAGTCAATGTGCATTGTGATATCTGCTCCACCGACCGAATCAAGAAACATCAATTGAGCTTGGACGATTGTTGACATGTAATCATTCACTGGCCCAGCGACCCATAGGATACGGTCACGCATTAAACGGGAGAAAATGTCCATTTGAGTAACACGTAGCTCGCGTTCCTCTAGGATATAAGGCGTCATTGACGCTTCAACTTGTTTTTGATAATTATGCAAATTCAGCGATGACACACCGTGCTCGCTCATTGCGTACTTTTGGAATTCATTCATCATGGTATTAATATACCAAAGAATTAAGGGCTCAAGTCTAATTAGAGTCCGAATCTTGATTTAGTAGTATTCCACTTCTGAGAAATGGTGGTTGCGTCGATTGCCTTATCGTATATGTTAACGATCGCAAGACGTCCTCCCCAAAATCCTCCCGGAGGATCATCCCAACGTCTCATTAAAACTATTCCATCCTGTCCGCTAACGACACTACCTGTATAGCTTGTGCTCTGAACTAGAGTATTATTGACGTACAATTTAATAGTAGTACCGTCATAGGTACCGACTATGTGATACCAGTTATTGGCAGTTAGAGTGTAACCGGTTGGCGTAGCTCTCCATCCGCCGTTAAAGAACGCTGCTGATAAATTAGGATTATTATCCGCAACCGATCCTAGTGTGTAGTTGATGTTACCTCCGGAGTTTGGCCATTTTTCAGTCACAATGCAAGGTGACAAACCTGTATTTGTTCCATTGTAGTAGTGCCATACCTCAACCGTCCATTTGCCTAACGATGATAAACTGGTAGAGGACCTAGCATATTGTCCGCTTGATGGATCAAACGTGAAGTTACCACCATTTTCTGGAGCCCAAACTGGGTTATTGTAGAGAGTAAAACTCTTGTTATTGACGATGTCCGTCCAAGTACTGCCTGATCCTGAATAGGTTGCTGCGTCTAGCGCAAGGACTGGCGCAGAATAAGAACTCCAAAATCCGTTAGTGTCCAACCATGTCTTTGCGAGGATTGCTGTTGCAAAAGTTTGAGGAGTTGCAAACTTTGTCGATACGTACTCGGCCAAGTCGATGAATTCCGAATCAGTTAAGTTTTTGGTTCGGTTAAATCCAACTGAAGCAAGAGTCTGCCCCAAGAAAGTAAATCCGCCGGGTACTGTGTAGGTTGAAGTAGTCAATAGCGTTGCTTGCCCGCCATACGGCGTCACTGCTGCATATAAATCAATCAATCCACCTGCTGGGACACCATTGGTTCCGGCACTAGGGTCGGCTGCTGGATTACCGTTCCAATTACCGCCATTTACTCTAACCCAGGCTAAGTTACCGTCTACTGCGACATCGACTATATCGTTTAGAGATCCCCAGGTTGGCAAGCCTGACACTTGAGTAGAGCCTCCCAAAAGATAAGTCCCATCCGCTCCAAACCCAATGCTCTTTCCATCAGGTCCACCAACATAACTGTTGTAATCCATATCCGATTTTCCAAATCCAACGTATCCTCCAGTAATGATTGAATCGTCCACTCTAATGCTGAACATTGCTCTTTCACTTGAAATAATCTTTCTATTTGCAACCGCTGATGCAAAGACAGCCTGGCCGTCAGCGGTTAGATCATCATTGGTCAAGATGATGCCAGTACCTATTTTGAAACTATCCCAAATCATCTTTAGCGGCGTGATTTGAGTTTTCGGGTCAACCTCATGGGCGATCACGAACCCGATTTCCTCGTCCGGACCCATCCACCATAATTCTCCAGAAGGAGGAGCGGCCGGTACGTATTGAGTATTTCCTACTGCAAGATTACCTATTTGGGTGGTTCCGCTTATCGCCGAGCCTGTATTTAATACAAATGGTCTGGTTGTTGCCATTTAATGGAAGCTATTTGAGGTTATTTATTTCCCTATCCAATTCACATAAAAAAACCGGCCAGAGCCGGTTTAAGTATTAGTGACGAGTATGGTGAACAGAGTGTAGTTGTTTATTTCTGATTATTAGTCAGACGACTTATCCACTTGTCTAATTCGCCCAGTGGGCAAATATAGGATTCGAACCTATGTTTTGAAGTAACTCTAGATCTTGCTACGTCGCTATTGTTTTATTTATAAGTTTAGGTAAAGAAAGTTTCCAACGGAAATGTAGGTGCTCTAACCACTGAGCTACCGACGGGCAGTTAGCGCCGCCAGATGGGATTCGAACCCACGACCACCCGGTTAATAGCCGAAGTAACCGTTTAGATTGCTATTACCTTAATATTATTGGGAGAAAGTTGTAAAGGTGTAACGCTTTCGCGCCTCTGTGGGGGTCGAACCCACTACCCATTTTGTTGAAGAAAATTGCTCTACCAATTGAGCTAAGAAGTAACCCTTACATTGCTACCCAAATATTTTAATTCAAAGAACTTAAAAATCAAAGAGTGAAGTATCGTCGCTGGCCCAATCAGCTTCACTCTTCTATCTCCATCGTTCAGCTAAATAAGTAGCTTCCGGATTTTGATGGTTATAGTCTTGGACTCAAGAGTATCCCTTTGCCGTATTCTCAAGACACGTTGAGACGTAGTAACCGTCCAGGCAAGGTCTATTGTACTCTACTCGAACATCCAATCTAAGTGTGTCATGGACTCTTTGAGTATTTCCTCACGACTTTCTTCCTTACCCTACCGCTAAAGTTACGTAGCAGTCTTGCTCGAAGGCTGAGCAACCGCAATATCATAAAGCCGCTAAACGATATTGCTTGTAGTCTTGTCGCCCCGATTTACCATTGCTGGCAGTGTCGAAACTTTACAACATAAAGTCTACAAATGTTGGCATTTCTAAGTAGTAGCTGCGAAATAACTCTTCAGTACTAGGAATTCGCTAAATGCTTAAGACGAATTTTGTGATCAGGGCCGGACTCGAACCGGATACCGTGCTAGACGGAGTAGACGACCTTACCTCTTTCAAGTTGGGGATTCGGAACCGTTCCTCA